AATAGATGCTGTTTCACCTTCAAAACCAGTTTCTGGATCAATCTCAGTAATAGTTGAAACTGAAACCCACTTTTTACCAGTCTTTCTATTACAAACGTGACGTGATGGATCAGGAAGAATACAACGTGGTAAAAAATTTCCTGGAGACGAGGACTTAAAGTGGGTACATCCCAACGCTGTACCAATATAATTACAATGAGGAAAATAGGATGGGATATCATTCCCATCGACAACCTCTACAGCTTCAGCTTTTATATCTTTATACTTACAAGAACTATTTACTGAATCCCAATATATACAAGGGTGAGGCTCATATATATTCCAATACTGACATTTATTAATGGAATTTGTTGTCATTAAATTTACCCATTGTCCTCAACATACATAGAAAATTTACCAGAAACCTCATCCACATAATAATGAACTTTTGTAGCTCCCTCATAATAACCTATACATCTACGTTCTATACGAAAAGATTCAGCGACACCAGGTGACATGGAAGCCCTATTCTTTACAAAATATGCCTGTTTACCAGACAAATCCCATTTTCGCCCGTCATAAAGTAAAGACAAATACTTTATTTTACTATTAGGAACCTCTCTCCATTTATGTTTTTCTTCTGTCATTATTGTACCGTCATATAGTTCAACCATCCACCCACGACGCATATAATTATTCCCCTTTTCCTTTAGATTTTTGTCTATTACTTCCATATTCTGTAGCATACCAACCATAGCCTTTAAGATGGAATGTAGTTTTAGAAATTATTCTTTTCATAATACCACTACATAAAGGACATTTTTCTGGTACTTTATCAAAACGTTCCCAAACTTCTACCACATTACCACAAGTATCACATTTATATTCTTTAATCACTTTGTTAATCCTTTTATTTCTTTTTTCTATACTTTCTGTTTAATTTACCATCACCACAGTTATCGATAATTCCTAGTTTTAATAATTCTATACCATCCCATAAACTAATATTATAAATAGCTTTCGCCTTCTCAAATTTTTCCATATCCTGTTTCTTTTTCCTACCTTTAACTTCAATATAGGTTGATAATTCTGGTAAGAAAAAGTCCGGAAGGTAATTTACATCTCCTATACTTAACCACTCATATTCATAGTACCAATCTAAACCTTTGGAAGTTAAATAATCGGCTACCTTAACTTCCCAACCAGAACGCATAGTAACCTCACCTTGATTTGGAGTAATATATTTTTGATTATTTCCCCAATAACTATTATATCCCATTTTTCTACCATTAACAAATGCATCTGACATCTTCTTCTTTGCCTTCTCAGTATGTCCTATATCATATATGGGATTTAATTTTCCAATACGTGCCTCGCTTTTAGTTCTAAATGGTATTCCATAAGTTTGCATTTTATGAGTTATAGTCATCTTATGGACACCATACTTTTCAGCAATTTGAGCCGGATGTTTTTTCTCATCCCAATACATTCTACGAATTTCTTCTTCCGGTATGTCGATACGATTATTTCTATTACAATCACTAATGTTAGCACCCCATTTTCTTAAACGGGTATTAATAGAACTAGCAGATGTTCCAAGCTGATCAGCTATTTGCTGATTGGTCAACCCGTCTTCTCTGTGTAATTTAATAATTTCATCTTTTTTATCGTCCAACCAAATTAATCTTTTTGCCATAATAACCTCTCTTATAATTATAAATTAATAACCAATTTTTAATATTATACATAATACTAAAAAGTCAAGTAACTTTTATTATTACAGAGGCTAACTTATTAATATCTACATCTATTTTAATACATATACTATTATAACCACTATTTAACTATAATCAAAATAGCAACGCATATTAATAGTTGAATTTGCCCCAGTTTCCGAACTTCCAAGTCGAATATTAACCCACATAGGATCGGACATCAAACCAGTATTTCCTATACTTTCACTATCATCTGCTGTAGACACTACAGATAAATTCTCTTTTGTATTATATAAATATGTAGGTGGAGTATTACTATCTATATCTCCAGGAACTACATTAGGCCACCACTCTATACCATTTGACGGGTTAGTTCCAGCAGTATTGGCTGGACCCACAGTCCCAAATCTAAATTTAGTATCATTATTTCCAGCATCATGGTGATTAAAAGTACCATGACTTTGAAGTCCAAATTTAACAGTAGACATTTCAACAGCACCGGACTCGACTTCAAAAACCACACATTTAACATCAGATTCTGTACTAACTGTGACATTACCATAATTAAGACTTGTTATATTATAACTGGTTGGTTTCGGTGCTTTGCAAATTACACGAAACTCATCACCAGCATTGAAATTATCAGAACCAACCGGATTAAATTTAACAGACAAACCACGAGTTCCTAACTGCGTTGCCACACCTGAAGAAGTTACAACAGGAGATGAACTCATTTCTCCACGATCTGAAGCCCAAACATACTCAGCAACACCTACCGGCCCAGAAGCATTAGAACCCCCTACGTAATCTGGTTTTTTACACCCTATAGTCCAAGCGGGACTAACTTGATTAAATACAGCGTCAGTAAACTTAACCATCAGCCCATAATCACCAACCTTATACCAATGGTTTGGGTATAACAGCTCAGTACTAACAGTAGAAGAATCACCACCTGTAGATACCCAAGACATAAGAGGCACATTTCCATAACCACCGCCCATTGTAGAGCCATTAGTCACGTCTATACTTATAGTATAGGTTAAGTCAGAAGGGCCATTAAATACACCACCTGTTGTCATAGTACCATCATAACTATTAGACCCATCTTTTACAGGAGTACCTATACCCCTAGGTGCCACACCAGCCTCACTATAAGTATCGTTAGTAATAACTATAGTGTATGTTTCGTCCAAAAATCCATAATAATCACCAGTTACAGTTATATCTCCAGAAAAACCATTGGAATCAGCCAAACCACCTTGCTCTAATGAAGTTGCAAAACCAAGTACTGCAGAACCATCATTTGTACCTCCTGTAGTAACCACAACACTAGATGAAGAACCTAATGTTCCTGAATGAATTTCAAAACAATTACCTTCAGCTTTATTATTGGTCCAAATACATTTTGCAGCATCCCACCTATCATCATTTTTACCTAAATCATGCATTTTTTCAGTGATATCTTTGGCCAAAAATCTTGGATCAAGATTTGTCCCTGAATACATAGTTATATACGGCCCAGAATCACCATCAATAGATATATACAACCTGTTAGTTGTTGGCCCTATTGTAAAAGTATCTGCTACATTGGCAGTTGCTCTACAGTACCCTGTGGTACCTTTATAAGAACTGCCATTACCATCAGTAGCCTCTCCTCCAGCATCCGCTGGATAACTTACCCATCTTGTTTGCGCTACCATACTGTACTCCTCCTTAATATATATATATTTATGCCAGCGGATCTTCTATTGTAAAAGTATACTCTAAATCAGGCATAATATTTCCTGCAAAATCTTTAACATTACTTAACCTCACAGTATAGGTCTTTCCATAGAAAAATACTGTACTTTGAGGTGCTATTTCAGCATTCAAATCCATAAAACTAACAGGCATAATTGAACATGGTAAATTAAATGAAGTTAAATCAACGGTTTCAAAATCAAAAGCTGCTCCAGCTGTTCCTGGACAAAATGCTAAATTTTTGGCTTCTGCTCTAACCAATATTTGTTTATTAGGCCCCCAATCAACAACTTCATCTAACTGTAAGTCATAACCATAAAGAAAATAAAAATCTTTTTCTTCAACCTCACCTATAATATTTTCAGCATGTATAGAATAATTAAAAACACCTCTAGAATAAAAATCATCTATCGGGTCATAATACATCCTCTTACCGTTCGGTATATCTTCAAAATAAATACCACTCGCTAAAACACCCTCTACATAAAAAAAAGTATTGTCAATATCAATAGGATATAAATAATCGATAATATCTACCCAAGCAATAGAGCATGCTGTAGTAAAATGATCCCTTTCCAAAAAGAAATCTCCTGTAAAAAGGCTTCTAGTCTTAAAATCTACAGAAATAGGTGTTGAAATTCCTAATGCGGTAGAATAAACATCTACAGGTATATTATTAATTGATCCAGAAGTCACTACTAAATCAGTAACTACCCCTCCAGGGTAAGTATCTACACGGTAATCTAAATTATCATATATATAATTAATGTACTCTACTCCAGAGCATGAGATACCTGAATATGTATTTATAATATACCCTAATGAATCTACCTCGCTTCCAAAATATGAAGTGCCAGAACACATATTTATACAATAATCTAAAATCTCGTATTCACATCCAGAATATGTGCTACATAAGTTTAACAATCCAGAATATGTAGATGAACAAAAAACACCACCTGGATATTCATCACCTATATATGAAATACCTGAATACGAACAACAGTAACTATTAGAACCTAAAGGAGCAATTCCCATGTTAGTATTATAAATAGATGTACTGATCTGCGAAACTCCCAACCCAGCAGAATACAAATCAACAGGTAATCTAGTTATCCTACCAGAATCTTGTATTATATCTGCCTCTAATAATCCTACCTCACCTACAGCACAGCAATAAATATTTGTGTTAAAACTATGATAACTGACATTAGAAAGGTAAATATCTACATTAACATCATCTCTAACAGGAACACTTCCTAAATTTACCCTAAGTGCCATATAAGTATCATTAAGTTTAGAAATAACACTTGGACTTAAATACCATTCAGTGTCTATATTATATGAAACGTTATTTTTATAATTAAAAAATAAATCATCCACAATATCCATGGATTGACTTTTTAAATCAACTATTTCAGCTGTATTATTAATAGATGAATACGAATTTTCTGAATCAAGTGTCGTTACCTCAACATTAGTAGTGTCACTGTCATAAAAATCTGCCAAATATCTGGAATGGTCCATAAATACCGAAATAGTACCACTATCAGTAGTACTGTAAACCACATTAGAAGCTATATCATCATTATCTGAGTCTGCAGCATCTACAATTACAATTGTAGGTATTTCATGCTCTTGAAGTAGCATAAATTAATATACCCCTTTTAAGTATATTGATAATGTAATGTGGTTACAAAGTCATAACTTCCGGCTACAAATGAATCATCAATATCAACTAAACGTGGAAGAAAAGCTAAATATTCCCCATACTCATCAGTTTGGATAGAAAAAATTAAATCAAAATCCCCATAATAATTTTCATTTCCTTTTAATACTATATCCATTGCTGGAGGAAAAACTAAATTATTCGTCTTTTTAAATATCGGACTATGTGCAGAGTCTGCTAAATTAGATCTATAAGCTACCGCATCTACTCTATAATGCTCCTCATCTAATATTTTATTTAATGTAGTAGCATGTGTGTCGTCATCCCAAGCAGTGAGGCGGCAATCATACGCCTCACCAAAAGTAACTGCAAATAATATTGAGTTTTCGCCATGATGCCTTCGCGGTCTAGGTATGGTTGAAGATCCATTAATAGATTCATTAGAATACTGATAATATAAAGTATCTGGAGCTTTAATAAAACTACCTACCACTGGCACATCTACAGTACCACTTACTACACTCACCACCGTACCAAAAACACTACAAGAATTATTAGAATTAAAAGTTACATATTCTAAACCAGAAAGGGGTACGTACATGGTCCCAGATACGTTACTACTGACAATCTCGCCATCGTAAACACCTTCTAAAATACCAGTAACTGTTCCTGAAACCGTACCAGAAACATTAGGGTAATCCACATCATACGAGACAAGGCCAGATAAATCACCGCTAACTACCCCACTTAAGGTCACATGTCTAGAATCACTTGAATAGGCGGTTACTGTACCACTAACAGAAACATCCATAGTATTTCCTACTTCAGGCATAGGCTCCGAAATTGTAACATCCAGCGAACCACTAATAGTAGACCCATAATCATGGCCCGTTACTAAAACAGAAAACTCATCAGAGTAAACTGCACTACTTACCGGTATACCTCTACCATTATTTATAAAACCTTCTACGATACCTCCAAAATTACCATTTAATGTACCACTTACAGTTTCATTAGCCCCGCTGTAAACAATACCACTTAAAGTGGTTGATACTTCGCCAGACATAGCCGTATTAAATACATCATTAGCAGTTAAATTAACAATATAAGTACCAGTTGAAACTGATATTTCACCTACAGGAGAAGCTATATCAGAAAAAACATTTGATACGGTCCCACTTGTTGTATAAGTATCATTTAATACAGCATCACCGACAACATCAGTTAAAACAATATCAACCCTTGTTGAATCTGAACCAGATATAACCGTGACACTGCTTATTGAGGCATAGTTATCTTTATCTTTATACAATATATTTGGATAAGCACCCCCACCAACCAAATCAAAATCCTCGCCATAATCATGATAAACAGTTATCGAAGTGTCTGACGCAAAATTAAATGCGCCACTTGCTGTGGTCACTTTACCAAAAAAACTTTCCATTTGGTCAGGCAATGAGGCATAATCTTGATCAGGTTTCTGCCTATACATAAAATCAACCGCCTCATACCAAGTCCCCATGTACTGCCCACCAGGCTGCATATGAGATCTAGTGCCAGCTTGATAAGGGCTTGTAAAATTAGGACTAGTAAAAACTATTTTAGAAATACTTTTGTATTCTGTCCCATTCCAAAAATTTTTTACCATAGTTACTGCCATATATACACTCCTTTATACCGCCATTTTCCATTGTGAGGACTTCATTTTTTTATTAGATGTTGATACTATAATATCTCCTATATTATACTTACCTATACTATCTTCTTTTAAGATTATCTTATATTTTATTATCTTATCTTGTGCCATACAATTAACATGTATCGCATGAAACAATTTAAAACCCTCCACTGACTCACTCACTTCTATAGTAGGAAGATAGCCTTGAAATTTAGGTATTGTAATTAAATGTCCAGTAGACAATTTATATTGTAAAGTCCTAATACCGTGTCTAACAGCGTGCCAACCAGTATCATATAAATTGTTACCTTTTAATAGGGTCCCATCATCATAATGAACTATAAAATATGATTTGTATGGATTAACCATTTTAGTTTTGTTGTGTCTTCCATAAATAGTACCACCCACAGCATCTAACCCTCTAACTGGTTTTATTCTTTTATCCATTAATAATTTCCTTTATATATATAAATATCTATAAGATTCTACTGGGTTATCGTGTGTAAACTCCAAATCCCAAGGTATAGCTGCATACATACTGTAGTATAAACATTCATTTTGAATTTCATCAGCATCCTTTAATCTTAATCTATTATCATAACCTGCCAAACAAACAGCTCCTGGAGTACCTGAAATAACAGTAGAACCGGTCCAAGATTCAGGGGGTGCTGCGTTTGTTGTACTAATAGCATTAAATACAGAATGTGGGTAGCTTACAGAACCAGATAAAGTAGGAACTGATGTAGTTGAAAAAGTAACATCATCCCACATTTCTAAATATAAATCGCTGGTTATAATGCCATCTACATAAACACCAAAAACAAATCTATTACTATTTGGTTGTCCACTAGCAAGTGGTACATGGTACATAATATTATCAAGTTCTGACTCAATATAAATTTGAGGTACTGGATAAGTACCAATTGCGGGTTTTAGAGTGGCCTCCCTACTACCATAGGTGGTTGTAGGTGTTGGTAAAGATTGATGGATTCCCCCACCAGTATATATTTTTCTATCAGGACTGATACCAGATCCAGTAGCCAAAAAAATAGTATGCCAACCGGCTGTGGCCTCCCCATTACCAGAATACGGACTATCATTATCTGAATAATTATACAAAAATGTTAAAATAGGTTCTGACATTATTTCTCCTTATCTCCCTATACAATTAATTAGGTTACTTTATTAATTTAATCTATAAACAATGGGAATTATTTTAATACGTCTATAACGCCCACCTATCTCTAACCTTAAACTATCATAATCGATTCCAGTATCATCTACCCCATACACTTGTAGAGACACATCCTGATCCCTACCACGGCCCCGCACACACCGAACAGGTTCTGTACTATCCATATCAAACCAAGGAGTGGTACTCTCAGTTACATAAAATTTCCAACCATCAAACAACCTATTGGCATTAGCTGATCTATCTTTAACATCAACTACTACGTTAACAGTCTGCCCATAATAAAAATCATACGGAATTATACATGTTATATGATAATTACCATGCTCAAACTCATCATAAGTAAATGAAGTATACCTATTATTGACGTAAACCTCCAAAGTTTCTATATCCACACCTTCACCAGCATCTAAACAATCAAAAGTAATCTGAGTGTTAACACACGCAGCCGGTTCCTCAACAACTGGAAAAAGGTTATCTATGTAAGGAGCTTTAAAATCAGGTATTAATTTAAACCAATAATCTAATAATATTTTATTAGGTATATTAGAAGTATCATATACTTCAATAGATACATATACCAAAGCACTATGGTGAAAAACAACTGGAGGTATGTAATAAAAATCAATACCTAATAAACCACCGCCTGCGTCAAACATAGTAATATCCCCATCTGGGGTTACCTCATACCAAACACCTTCCCCTAAATAAGAATCTTCTCTAAATTTTATTATTAAAGTGCTAGGGTCCAAGTCACTGGCAAAAGGACGAAGTCTAATCCAATAATCAGTATCTACATTATTTTTTTCAGACCACATTTTTGGAAAAGCCTCTTGTACAAAAACAAACTGATCTAAAGCTACAGTATCTGTATGCCCATATAATAAATGCTTACTAACGTAGTTTTGACTTATAGGATGCTCAGTATAACCTTCAGGAACAATTTGAATTTTAAATTCAGACTCTGCCCTACTATTCTTACAAAAAGCCAAAGAGTTGGTATGTACGTACAACTCTGCTGAATTATTATAAAATCCAGGCGCAGGTAATTGGACGGCATTCTCTTTATGTAAAACTGGCTCTTCAATTTGTTTTATAAGAGGTGGAAATTTAACTAAATCGCTATAAGTCTTCCACCCATCCTCATTTAAAAGTTTATTGTATGGATACATGAACGAAACACGTTGACTAATAGCTACAGAACCGTCACAAGCAGGTACATTAACCCTATTTAACGAAGGAGCACCTTTAACTTGAGCCGGTATCAAATAAGATTTGGTAAGTACTGAACAAGTACTCGTAAAATCAGATAACAATACCAATCGTAATTCTATTGAATATTCATTATGTTGGGTCAAATTTATAACAGTGTTTACAAACGAAGTACCGTGCGTAATATTACCACCATCTACCAAAGCTTTAATTTTTACTTGCCCTTGAACATTATATCCAGCATCATATGTCAAAAAAGCCTGACCATCAGCATCTGATTGGCCATAACCATCTTCAGGTTGAATAACTGCCCCAGAATCTCCTTCAGTAGTAAACCAAATATTTTTATTAATAAGTCCTACCCCAAACTGATCTCTAACAGTAACAGTTATATTAGCACGATCAGCCACCATTAACACATTATTATCAGCTTGTAAAGCCAAAGAAAATGAATAAGGTAATAGTGAATCAGTTTGATAATTATAAGTACTCCAAGATATTACTGAGTATTGACCTGCGTCATCCTTTTTAATAATCTCTTCTTGTAACCTATATATAGTAACATCCTTAATATCTATATCAAAAAGTTCTATTGACCTATTTGTAGTTGGGTACATTAAACTTAAACACTGTGATCTAGAAATTTCATAATCATCTAAGTCCATATGAAGTAAATTTCCGCCCTTAACAAAACTAATGGTATTCATATAAGCATTCCAAGCTGCGGAGTGTACATCACTGTATATACCACTATAATCTCTAAGATAAACTTCCCCATAATTAGTTTGGTCCATGTGAAATAAAGTACCATAAGGAGTAGTAGTTCCATATTTAATACCTATACTGTTAACTAAAGGTTTAGGATTACCAAACAAAACAACATCACCAAAAGAAGTTACTAAATCTTCTTCCATATAATCATATTTAGGAGGAATGTACCCTTCATAAGTTTTAATTACCACCTTCTCACCATCAATACTATGTACATAAACCTCTTCAATATCTCCAACATTATCTTGATCAGTTGAAGGACCTAACATAAGTGTGTCGTATTTTTTTAAACCAGAAGTGGTAGTAAGTGGAAGAAAAATCTGACCTGACCCATGAACTGCATGATCCAAAAGTGATGATACATTATTTACTACAGAAAAAGCGTCACCACCAAACCAATCAGTATCATCTGAGTTTTTTATTATGGTGTTATTCAAAACCAATCTATCATTTGAACTATCTAATAACCACCTACGTATAATATTACTACTAAATTCTGGACTGCTATCTGTATCTAAATAGCCTAAAGCATCATTAAGGTTATATTCTTCATAAGGTGCTGGGCGAGGAAAACTAATTTCATCAGCATCTTCTGGGTCTATTTCATCAAACAAAACATAAGGATGTCCTTCAACATCCAAATCTCTTTCCAATTTGTAAAAATCTCTAATAGTCTTAGCACGTTTTTCTAACGTATAAAACACCGCACCATTAAAATAAGAATTCTGATCTTTAGGTCCTACATACTTTATAGCTACAAACTCATTATAGAAATAACCATCTGAATTTAAAGTTGGGGCAGGATCATATGTATAAGGCCCCGATTCTAATACCCCTGGTGGATAAAAACCATATGTACGTATTAATTCACCATTAGTGTTCCTTACATGCATAACCACAGGATCATTGTCAGAATCTACTGAACAAAAAGTTCCAGTTTGAGGTCCTATACAAAAATTAGGATTATTAAGTCTTATATTTTCAAACATTTTTTTTTAATAAGTCCTTTTAATCATATTGAGTAGCGGTAACTGTTAAAAATACTGTATTAGGAACTATACCAGCCTTATAATAAACTAAAGCGGTACCATCTATACTTGTATAAACAGTATATGTTGTTATAAAGCCAACAGTGTCTGTATCTATAAAAGACACGGGTTTAACCTGTATTGGTGCCCCATACTGATCCTTAACAACTGCTTTTACATTAGCTACATTAATACCATTGGCGGGTAGAATCTTAGGTAGTACATCTATGGATACAGAATCCACAAAAGGACGTATAGGCGATGGTTGGAAATTTACAGACGAAAAATCATCATCATCTTCAAAATAAGTTGCTGATTGTTGCAATCTATATAAAGTATCGCCATCTATTTGTAATGTTAAAATAGGTATTATAGTAGATCTATCAGACTTTATATTATCAACTACCATAGTTTTATCAACTACTAAAGAGGCGGTATTTAAAAAACGTAAATTATTTTCCCAAGCAAGTATAATATAGCTATCAACCGATGAATTGTAAAAACAACTAGCTGTAATAGCAGCAAAGTCTGCATCAACAGTAACAGATTTAATTTCCTTTTTTGGTAAACCTATTTGATATAGTGCGCCGTCGCCATACGTTTTAAATGCATATTTATTTAATATCCAAAGATTAGTTGTAAAATATATAGGCACATCAGGAGGGTAAGTGTGTTGGACAAAAAAGTCTAAACCAAGTCTGCCATCAGAAAGAGTCCCAGTAACGGTGACATTTTCATAATGGCCATCATGATTAGGTCCTAAAGTAACTACCGTGCCTGGTAATACATTATCTGTATATTCAGTAATAGAAATGGTAGTATTATTTTTATAAATAATACCAGAAGAAGTAGTGTTATAAAACTCCAAAGCAAAAGTAGATGCGTTATAAGAATGATCAGGATCATTATAAAATTCTAAAACTTCTTCTAAATGCACTACATAATTATCTTCATAATATTTTTTTATAACTATATCTTGATTTGTTGAACCTTCTTGTAGTGTCCAAAAATACCTACCATCAAATTCCATACATTTAATAGGATTACCTACTATGTCTATAATAGGGTAAGTAAAAACAGTTAAACCATCAGAAGCTTTTTGATAAAGAACATTGTTAGATTCGTCTATATAATAAAAATAACCATTACTAACTACACAATGATTTTTATTAAATTTAATATTCTCATAGGTCATTGCTAAACCTGCTGTACCCTTGCAATTATTTGTACCAACTCAGCATCTAAACCAGATCTATAAGTAGATACGGCTAATCCATCAGAATCAGTATTTACATATTCCTGACCGTCCACTATAACCCCAGTTGATTCTGTGGCTACTGAAAAATAAATTAAACGCCCAGCAATTGGCTGCAAAAACTGATCCTTTACCCTAGCAGTTAATTCTGACACACTGACTTCATTAGCAGCTATAATATTTGGGGTAGCCGTCATGGATATAGATGATACTAATTGATTAAAAGTAGCTGCTTGGTAATTATAATTACCCCAAGAAGAAGTTTCTCCAAAATAAGTCGCTTTCTTCTGTAGCCTATAAACATTTTTTCCAAATACTGAAATATCATAAACAGTAATAATACTTATATCATCATTTTCAATTGTATCCATAGCCATAGAACCATAATAACTTAACTCATTAACAGATGACGTTATATCAACAAATAAAAGATTGCTTGCTTTTACATACATTAAAGAATTGACCGTACCAAAATCTATAAAATGACTAATCTCTGAAAAAGTGGTAGCTTTAACATCTTTATATACACCTCCAGGATAAATAAATAGGATGGAGCCTGAATATGCATTTAATTTGTAAAGTGCCCCATTACTTGTGTCCAATTCATTAGAATTATTAAATAACCATATATTATTATAAAATTTAAATTCCTGGCCGTCTGAATAGTCATTCTCTAACGGATCTGCAAAAGTTACTACATTATGATCAACATGTTGTATATTAATAGTTTCAAACTTACCCTCACTATTAGGACCAATAGTAGCCGCCATACCACTTAACAATTCTCCTGGCAACTCTCCATCATCAGTATCCACAGTTATAATAGTGTCCCCAGGCAAATAAGAACCGCTTATAGTACAATGGTAATGTTCTACAGTAAAGGCCTCACCATTAAAATTATGACCAGAATTACTTAATGTTAATGTATCTTTTAATTTACATGCATAATTTTCTATACGCCATCTATTAATGACCAACGTCTGCTCAGATGAACCATCATGAAGAGACCAAAAATTGACACCGTCATATTCAATACTTAACATGGTTTCTGTCATTAAAGTATCAAAAGGATAAGAAAATGCTGTGATACCATCATCTGTTTTTTGAAGAAGCATGTCAGTATCATCATCAAACATATAAAAATAACCATCTATAAAAGTCATATGTGGTTTTCTAAATTTTAAATTATCTGTAGCCATCAGTTACTCCTATCTATAATTTCTTGTTATTCTACTTGGCGGTTCCCAATGTATATTATAAAAAAATGGATCGCCATCTATAATACATTCATCAGTAATATCAAATTCTATACCTTCAGTAGTTATTGTTACATTCACATCTGATAAATCTATACCAGAAGAAGGATTGTCTTCTTTTATATCTATATGTATATTAGAAGCTATAGAAACGGATTCACCAAAAGGAGCTATATTTGACATATATGGTGGAGAACTATCACACACCAAAGGGGCCCAATTAATCTGACTAGCCAATTTAGATACAGAATCCGCCAAAGCGTTATCTAAGTTATCAAAATTAACCACATTGTGTATATAAGAAGGTTTAATTTTAGTACCACTAGCTGAAGGATAAGTAGTTGCGGCCTCTAACACCCATTTAGGGTCCCCATCAGAGTCATTGGTGATTACAAACTTAGACAAATTTATATCTACCAAAGCAGTTTTATAATCACTTAGGCTATTTTTAACTAATATATGTGCCAATTAAATATCCTTTTATTAACTTTTTATAATGAACCTACGAAATGATTCTAAATCATAATCTTTTTGAATGGACCTTCCATATAATCTTTTATCATCTATATCTACTAAGGCTGCCAATGGGCCTAAAGATTTGTCCAATATAGATTTAAGATTAGCAAGACCTTGCTTATTATTAAAATATATTGAATAATCATGTACCAATATACCTAAATTAAACAAAGTACCTTTTATTGATCTAATCGATTGTGATAAAGAAGGTATTTTCAATTCATTATTATAACTACCAGTATTTAATATTATTATATAAAAATTAATACACCCACTAACACTTATCTGTACCATAGTATTTATATACTTAATAAGATAGCTATCATCACAAAATACAAAAACACGTTTTTTTGAACCCATGGCAATGCCCAAAGCCACCGCAAGATAGTCTATAGATAAGTCATCAAAATAACACACACCCTCAAGCACCTCAAACTTTGATTCACATATAAGTTCCTTTCCAATACAAAAAACCACATCTTCTTCTGACAATAGTTTAGAAAACCCAGAAAATACCCTTTTCCTATTCATAAATTTCCCCTATAAACCTAAATTTTTAATATGGCAGGTAACTCCTTACACTCCATATACTCATTAAGCTGATCCAGTATAGATAGCCCACCATCAAAAGTGAATACCTTTAAACCTACATCTTTATTAGAGTTAGTTATAAATAGTATAGGTATATTATATTTTATAATAAAATCATCTATAGATACTTTAGTCATTAATAATGTATCACTATCACATAACACAGAACTTTTATAGCCACTCAAACATACACCAGCAGCAAGTCCTATAGCAGTGAAATCACTTACAGCTGGTACAAAATGCAAAATATCAGGATTTAATGAGTTAAAAATATCTTTAAGAGACTCATTAGGTACACCAGTAAAAAAATGATAACCTATATCTGTACAAAGTTTTTTCCAAAAACTATTAAAATCCATAACATTAACTACTAAAATCTATTTGATTGGAAATTGTTTTTATGCCAAAACGCACCAACTGATCTATAGATGTAAACCAATTGGTTGGAACACTTTCCGGATCTTGTTCACGTAATAATTGAATTTTAGCTTTACTTGCAGTATAATTATTAGTAATAGCATCATAACCATTAGCGGATAAGGTAGCTACTTTTATAGTTGTATCATTAGTGCCAGATAATGCAGTAAAGTATTCAGGAGCTCTCTCACCATCAGTAATCATAAAAACCTTACCAGCTGCCGCACCTGTTCCAGTATTAACACTAATAGTGTCTGTACCTGCAGTATAATCTTGATTTAATAAGGTTTCTTTAACAGCTATACTATATAACGCGTAACTAGTGGTGGGTAAATCAAAGCCCAAAACCTCGGTGCAATCATTAACAGTGCCAGAAGCAACTACTACCGAAGAACGATTGTTACCTGAATAATAAGGACTTATACTACCAGAAACAATCCAAAATTTACCATTTTTATATTCTACTGAAGCATTTCTATATGATGCAAAAAATCCAGCATCAGCTGTTTCCAAATTATAAGCTATAGCTCTAATTTTTTCTTCCAATTCTGCTGCAATAATTTCACCAGTTATTGGTGTTTGGTCGTCATTAGGAGTCAATGTAATATTATAATAACCACTACCATCAGTACCACTAACTGTAGCATCAATTTTAATATTTAAACTTTTATGTGTGTCATCAATATAAAATTTTCCAGATGAACCAGCAAAACCAGAACTTTTACACCAACCAGATTTCATTTCATTAACATATAAATCCTGTATTACGGTTCTACTTGTAATATCACTATAAGCACTAGTAGACGCACTCAATACAAATTTCTCATCACCCTCTGATCCAAGAGGAATGATGCTTTCTAAATCAATAGTAACACGTTTAGTTGTTCCAGGATAATTTATAATATCCTGTGTATCAATAGTAATCGCCAATGTTATATCCTCCTATATATTATATCTTTTATTTAAAATTGCATGATACCAAGCTTTATGCCATTTTTCATCTTTATTGGCCGCAGAATTACAACTTCTACACACTGTAATTAAATTTGACGGGTGGCAATTTTGTTTGTTGTAATCTATATGATGGATAGTTAAATCATCTGGATTTTTTGAATCGCAATAAGGATTCAAACACTTATTACCATCACGTTCACGAATATCAAGTTTAAATTCTTTATCTTTCCAAACCTCGCAGTAAGGTTCAAAAGATTTACCACCCTTCCAAGAAGGGTTTCCAGATCCAAACCTATTTAAAGCACTACAAGTAGGGCACCTATTACCATTTCTCCAAGCATTCCAAATAGTTTTATGTTTATGACCAACAGGACATATATACCATAACTCAGAATCACTATTAATATATTTATTACTTAAAATGGTGTGCCCTTCTTTTTCAAACTGCTCTCTAACAAAATCTATAGTAAGCTTGGCTTTTCCTGAACAATGAGGACATCTCCACCCACTAAACCAATTAGCCCAAGTTGTACTATGTGTGTGTGCCCATTAGGACACAGATAATCTAATTTAGCACTACTATTTGTATAATCTTTGCTAAGTAAAGTGTGACACTCCACAGGGCAAGCCCTGTGGCTTCAAACGAAGTTTGATTACACATTTGCAACCCTTATTCGTTTAGGGTACGCCACAATACCTTTTATCATCTCAGGAGTAAACTCCATTGATGTTACTTTTGATTTACGAGCTATGTTTATGGCTCCATTTACATCTGAGTTCATTAGAATTCCATTTTTACTTCTAAACAAGCCCCTTTTTATTCTTCTACCAACATATTCATCATGATGTTTTACTGATTCGTTATCAATCGCTGAGCACTTAGATGTATGAGATTCTTGAGTTTCAAGATAGTTTAATCCGTATTCTTGGCATTTGGATTCAAGCATTGACATTAAATATCCAAAGGGAATTTGCACAAAGTTCTGATTATTTCTCTTACCGATGTTTATTTCTTGTTTCCAACCCTTGTTATGCCCTACAATGATTGTTCCAATATCGTTCTCAATGCAATAATCAAGAACATATTTAGCTGTTTTCCTCATTACATCTTTAACCCGATTCTCTCTTTTTCTTTTTAGCAGAAATTGCTGCTTTGTGTACCCCTTGATATTTTGTTTATCTTTAATGCCTTGCAATTTTGCATTCTGTTTGTTCCAATAATAGTTAATTGATTTGAGTTTTTTACCGTCCATGATGAACGCCCTATTATTTGAAGCATCATAGCAAGTAGCAAGATTAGACAAACCAATATCAATACTTAGTACATTATTTTGATTGAGATTCAAATCCTGTTCTTTTATTTTATACACCACCTCCATTTTGAAAAATGTTGCTTTTTGTTGTGGGATAATTCTTATTTCTTGGACTGTTTCCTTTTCTATCTGTGTTGGAAAATCTAAAACAATATTTTTTAATCCAGTTTCTTCTTTTAATTGTCTTGAAATCCCTATATGAATTTTATCCTCTTTAATTTGGAAACCATTTTTAGGAATTACCAATTGAAAATATCCATCTTTAGGAAGATACTTTGGAATTGAAACTCTACTTTGATATTTACCTTTTTTCTTTGCTTTTAGCAGCCCAAAGAATGATTTAAAACTTCTATCAACAACTTTAAGAGTTTGCTGCCCCATTACAGAAGGAAGTATTTGATAGTTCTCATTCGTCTTACAATGATGGTAGTTTTGTGGGTAAGACAGATATGTTTTAGTTTCAAAAAAGGTTTGTCGGACACTATACAAACCAAAATTATAAAGACGAGCAGAATGCCAACACATCTTTCTTAAAAGATTGTATTGATCCTTGCTCAACTGTCTTAATTGATTTGATTGTGTCTTATACAATTTATTCACTCCATTTATTAGTATCTTGCCTACAATATACTATCATATTCATACTTTGTCAAGTGTTTTCTCAAATTATTTTACCAATTCATCCCCGAGGCAAGCCTGCAGGGGTTTTCTTGGCAGTTCCTTATAACCTTCTTTTTCAAACTGTTCTCTAACATATTCTAAAGTTAATTTAGAATTTCCAGCACAATATGGGCACCGCCAACCAGCTTTCCAATTATTCCAAGTTATAGAATGTTCATGACCATTAGGACATTTATAATCTAATTTGGTATAGTTATTTTTGTATACCTTACTCAATAAAACATAACCTTCAGAAACAAATGAGTGCTTAACTAAAGAAAAGGTTGGTTTTACTTTTCCTACACAGTAAAAACAACGTTGCCCCTGTTTCCAATTATCCCAACATATACTATGTCTATGACCTTTTGGGCAAATATAATTCAACTTTTGTTTACTATTTCTATATTCTTTTGAAAGTAAAATATAACCCTCACTCTCAAAAGAAGATTTTACAAATTCATAAGTTAATTTTTTAGCCAAGATATCTCCTATAAATTAAGTAAAAAAATAATGTTTGCCTGTTGATAAATAATATGGACATCCAGGATAAGTGCATTCATAACCCCACTTGCTCCCTCTAGATGCAGTTTTCATATAATATGTGACTCCTCCAACAGAATGGTCTACTTTAGTAGGTAAAGCTTCCCCCTCCTCAAGCTTGAGTAAACGAGTAGTTTTAAAATCTGAACTTTGAGTAGAATATGGACAAGGTGCATAAATATGTCCAACTTTATCTAAATGTTTTTTATCAGCAGGTAAATTACCATAATCTTTAGTGCCTATCTTATGTTTCCATATTAGCCATTTATCAAAAGGTACTACTTTATTTTCAGCTACCCAACCGTTATATGCTGCAATTTCTGTATTCATAAGATCAATACAATCTTGAGCATTTGATTGGATGGGCCCTGCTACTGCTCTTACCTCTCGCCAAATTTCCTCAAAAGTAGTTCCAGAAACAGTTATGCAATAATCTATACATCTACTCATTATTAAACCTATATCTCAAATGGTCTTCTTTTATTAAAATAGTTTTATAAACTAAAGAGTATTTATGAACACTAAACTCGTGATCACTTGTGTCTATAACAAAATAATCAGTAGGCTTTAATTTAGGTACAATATTTAACTCTTCAGTATGCGTCAAATAACATTTGTTAAGATATACTCTATTTTCAACATCTTTATATGTTACGCCTGACCATTCAAATTTTATTACATAAACACCTTTAACTAATGTTAAATATTGTGAATAAAGATCCAACATCATATGATCTTTATCATTTATCTTCTGCGCTATTTGCAAAGCTGGACCTGTAAAATAAGCACCAATTAACTCACAACGACCTTCTTGATTATAGACAGTACCAGCCCAATGAATTTCCAATTTAAATTTCTCTGATATTAAATAATTCATAAAATATTCCTTAAATATATATAGGGGTTAATGGAATTGAAGCGCTGCCTTCACCATAGTCTGCAACTTCAGAAGAGCCCCCGCCTACTCTATTGACTATACCATACACAGTGGTAGTTGCTGTACCTGTACTACCAGCTGATACATTGCCAGATTGTGACTCTGCAAATGTACTATCAAACACAATACCTGTCTTCGTAGGAGACGATGCGTTTGTAGACTGCCCTTGAGTAATACCTCTGGATACAAAAGTTGGCTCTACTCCCCTGGTTGCGGCTGCGCCAGTTAAAATACTAGTAGCACCTATATATTTAATAAGTGACCACGTCTCTTGTGCTGGTACATCTTTAGATGCTTTAGAATAACTATAACTATTAACCTGCCAATCATCACCACTAACACCCTCAGAACCTACACAAGATCCAGCCTCTATAGTAAGGGATTCTGCACCTAAAGTAGTACAATCCTCAGAAGGAGTTGTATCATAAGTAGGCCCTGGAGCATACAGAGTGAGACTCGCTGTTAATTGTGGTTTATATACTAAATGAACTAAACTAGGAGCCCAAGAACCTAAACAAAAAGCATCTTGTCGGCCAGGGTCTGCGCCCCAACTTGCAGATATAAAACAATAATTACCCTTAAATTCTACATCAGTATTAGCACCTATTACTACAACTGTTGACATAATAATCTCCTTTAATATTTCTATATAATTAGTAAGGTTACTTAATTATTTAGGTTGGGTACCCTTACATTTTAGGTAATCTGTATAAGTACATTCATACCTAAACGAACATGCTTTACAAAATCTACGTTTAAAAACCTCTAACCGCGCTTGAATCTGTCTATCATTTAAACTACGAATATCCATACCACCTGTTAAATCATAATCTTCTGGCTTCAAAGCCCTACTGTTAGGAGGCGTTCTCCTACGCTTAGAACAAGCACCGCATGCCATTATGTATTCCTCCTTATCTATGAAGTTGCTACTAAAGTAACACTAGTTGTATACCAACCACCATTATCAGAGTGCTCTGATTTAGGAATTATCTGTGTATTATAATTCATAATTACACCATTAAAAGATATTCCGCCTGCAGAAAAAGAAGAAGTTATATTAGGATTTGGTGAGTCACTTATTATGGTATAATTAATAGTAGCTATACCCATAATATTATACGATATGCTTTCTGCAGAACAATCAAAATATTGATCCATAAGTTTATTCCTTTTCTTCTATATAATTAGGACCCTGAGCCTCAGAAGCTCTATAAATTTTTTCTCCTGATGTAACAATACGTGTATAATTGGCCGAAACAAAACTACCTCCCTGACCCCTAAACTCACTAGAAGTTAGTACTGTTTTAGCACAAGTATCAGTTAATAAATCCTGACCCTCTGCCATAAAAGAATGTAGAACAAAATAACCCGAATTTGATGTAGGCATAGGACTTCCAGCCCGTAATCTATATGAATAACCCTCATAAGATGCCATTATAAAATCCTCCTTGTATTAAGCATTATATGCAAATGTATACGAAGCAATAGGTATAGAACCAGGCACCAATTCAATATTAAATGTTTGTAAATAGTAACTACCGGTACCAACACCCATATTACCCATAATGCAGCCACTCTCACTACTAGTGCTAAAACTTATAGGTCCTTTACTATAACTCATACCTAAACCTTCTGTCTGCTCATTTATAGAAAAAAGCGTAGATGGACCAGATTGAGAAGACGCTGACACCGTTACTGTTTTGCTTGAAGATTCCTCACCCAAACTAACATAACTTGAGGCAGGGTCTTGCATAAAAGACCTACCTGGGCCCATATAAATAAAAAGAGTAGTGTCTTCTTCGCATAAATATTTTCTCATCCAAAGGACTTGCACACCGGCCCTAGCTGGACAACCCGTATAAATATTTGTATCTACATAACCTGAAATATTTAATGTACCAATCCTTGGCCCTTCTGACATAGTGCCGCAACTATTATCAACAAACTCTGTATTTATAGTATTATTCACCGAAACAATACAACCAGGGATACTAAAATCAGTATCACTAAAAAAATTACCTACTAAATGACAACAATCTAACCCCATTATAAATCACCACCATCATAACTAAAATAAGTACCGTACGCAGGACCACCTTGATTTATAGACGAATGATCATGTACCTGCATTGGTTGGGATATAACACGTACGCGTTCGCCAGTATAGGCATAAAACCATATAGTATTAGCTGTATTAAGTAAATGAGTATATTTTATAGCAACCTCATTAGGAAACTCATCCTCGCCCCCTAAAGTACCGACAGTTTCTGATTCTAAACAAAAACCCCTCTTTAATTCCCTTTCCTGACCATTAGATAATTTAACAAGACCTGTTTTAGGGGTAAATCCCCCATCATTAGCCAAAGTTGTTGGAATCTTTAATTTATAAGATACGCCCATCTGAAAATTAATAGACAGATTTATTATATCAGACATTAACCAGTTACCTCCCCATCTTCAGATATAGTCTCAACTTCTATAAAACAACTTAATTGCGCCGGACTACTATATGTATTTTGAGCTACTACAGGCACTGGAGCTTTTGTTTTTTCTTGATTCTTCATACTATCAGCTGATGTAGTTTTTAACACATCGTGTTCATAATCAAATTTTCCATCACGTAAACCCTCACGCTCAACACTATTAATAGTTACCCAAGAACTTTTTGATGCGCGACATCTTCGTGTATATTTCTTACCTTCTAATTTAGATAAAACATCTGTACCACTTATATTAAGTATAACATAACCTGGGTCATCCCAACATGGAGAAATTGTAGATTTTTTAAGTATACCGGAATAAATTTCTTTCATGGTACCATTACCACCGGCACTTATATTCACAATACCTCCAACATTACTTCCTGAAATTTGATCATACTCCACCTTTAAAGAAGCATCAAAGGTAGATAATTGGCCCCTAGATTTTCGCACATTAAAAGATTGAATAAATGGAGTTTCCACTATAAGAGAGTTACCAATATTAATTTTTGCGCGTATTTTAATTAAATCAATTGTCATATTTTATACCTCCACTGGGTTGTTGTACACGGAGCAACTTACCACATCACCTTTTCTTATTATATTATGACAAGTATTAATGGCTATACGTTCACCAAATCCATCAATACGTACTTTAAAATGTATACCATTACCTAAATTCTGTATAACTGTTCCACGGGCAGTAACCGACTCTGTAGCTTTAATAGCAGGCCCACCAGGCCCGCCAGCAGCCAGTGATTTTACTATCCTAGGACCCTCATTAACAGATATAGTATACGATCCCTGATCTGTATAAGAATAAGTTATATTATTAATAACACCACCTGCCGGGCCCTTTTCTCCTAATTCAACTTCGGTATTGGGGCCACACACATAATTGGTCTCTATACCTGTACCATGATTCATAAATTCAAATAAATTTTTAGATAAATTTTGAAGTTTAGTATCATCTTCCGATGGATTATTTAAAAAAGATAGAGTAAGTTCTAATCCTCCACCACCATCCATTTGATCCATCACCAACTCTAAAGGTGTTGCTTCAAAATCTTGTTGGGTTGTAGGGTCGTTATCTTGAATTCCATCAATTTGACTAATAATATCACCATTAAAAGCTATAGTTGCTGGAGGTTCATACAAAACTAATGGTCGTATTAAATATTCAAAATCATTAGCTATATCTACAGCCTTTGAGGGCTCACCAGTAGTATTATATTCTGGATCATAGATATTGATAGAGGGGGTGTCTATATCGATCATGGCTATTACTTGCTCCACTATATACCCCCTATTATTAGCAGCTGGAAAAATAGTAGCAAAACCTTCCTCACCTTGGCGATTAGCACCAGATTTCCCACCTTGTCCAATTACATAAGGCGTCTTAGCCCCATAAGCCATAGGATCATTTTCTCTAGTATTTTTAGCAAATAATATATATGGTTCTATATATTCTCCAGACTTATCATAAATAATGACATAATCACTACCAACATCTAATTTAAATACATGTTTAGAACTACTATCTATTTCTATTACAGCCGTATAATCATCTGGATTAGGTGGAATATTCAGCGCTCCAGCATCATTATTATATGGCGCAGATTTACATAAAGATAAAGGGGTTCCTATTATAAAAACATCTACAACTCTCTGAAATTTATCCACTTTCGTATTTCTAATATCCTCATATCTTAAAGATTCTGGGATTGGAATAGGTATACCATTAGATATAGACAAACTTTGCTCTGCATTCGTCCAACAATCCTCATCACCAAACGCTTGTTGTGATGCTGCATTTATATCGGGCCGTTCTTGTAGATTCCCTATATAAGGTCCGCCATCACCGTCACTTGAACACACAATAATTGCCACATTAGCCACATTATTATAACTAATACGAGTATCTTTAGTGTAACCAGGAGCATGTTGGTAAGTAGCATAACCCATAATTTTTTCAAAAGGGTCTTCTAATTCATAAAGATTGTTTATTCCATCTTTATAAGAAGTTTTATTTAAATTAGGATCATCAAAAACTATACTTGCATGTGTACTAAAAGCAGGGTTTGAGCAATTACTTAAAAATAAACTATTATCATACACATGCTTACCACTAATCCCCCAAATCGGTGCCCATTCAGTATCGACCCAAGTTGGTTGAGGTTTCCCTCCACGAATTATTACACCTTTACACTCTTCAATATAAGAAGAAGTTTGTACCTGATAATATATATCATTAAGTGACGCATAATTACCACCAACTTCAATAAATTTAGCCCCACCATCTACATCAGCTATTACTTCATACATGGTCCCTTCAAAAAAAGACCCTGACTCAGCTAACCCCTCTAACAAAGATAAATTAATCACTGATAAAGCATCCATATTTTTTATATCTAAACCATATAAATTTCCACCATAAGAACCATAGGATGATACTTCTATACCAAAAGTATTCAATACATCTACAGCCAAACTTCCAGTTGGGCCTGGGCAATCTATATCTACATATATAGAACTATTACCATAAGCTTCCCAAAAATCAGCAATAGAATCTGGTAGACTATACATAAAATTAATTATCCTTTTACTTTAAATTTCTAAAATCTAACGCTTGTTTAGCAAGCCGTGCAGCCTCTAAAGCTGACATGGATACTCTACTAATTTGAGAGGTTACATTATCCGAAAGTGAGCTTACCGACACACCTAAATTAGTAAGATCTTCCTGTACTCCTGATAATTTAGATGCTAAACGTGCATCTATATCTTTAGATAACTTTGACTCTAAATTAACTTCTAATTCTTTAACTTCAGTTTCTATTTTAGTAGTAGTATTTATTAATCTCTTATCCATAGCGTCTATAGTAGCCGCCAATAAATCAACCCTTTCTGCGCCAACGCCTTGACCAGATGCAACACTTGAAGGTATATCTACCTTAACAGAAGAGCTTTTAATAGCTTTGGTTATAGCTGCCCCTAAACTAATAGCAGCCTCATTAACATCAATAGCAACTTCAGCTTTTACAGTGTTAGAAGATAATTCTAATTTTTTGTCTTCAACCTTCAAAACTATACTTTCCAAAGACCCAGTATCTAATTTGACAGGCTTATCTTCAACTTTAAGGGTGACATCTTTTAAAGACCCAGTATCTAATTTGACAGGCTTATCTTCAACTTTAAGGGTGACATCTTTTAAAGACCCAGTATCTAATTTGACAGGCTTATCTTCAACTTTAAGGGTGACATCTTTTAAAGAACTATTATCCACCTGTACAAGTTTATCCTCTAATCTTAGCTCAATCTTACTTAATTCGCTTAAAAGTTCTCTTGAATCTATATTAACTGCAGGTAATTCTACTGATTTAGTGTCAACTTTAACAGGGGTTTTATCCACCTTAAGTACCACTGATCTTAATTCAGAAATAGCCTCACTAACATCCAACTCTATTTTTGGTACATTTAAAGATAAATTAGCAGAAGTATTTGTAAAATTAGTTGGTGGTGTTGCAGTGGATATATTACTCAAAGTACCACCATCAGCAAAAGCTGGAATGCTACCTTTTTTATTCATATAAGCTAAATTAGCATAACCTAATTTCTGGGCAGAATCTGTTTTAATTACATACTCGCCTCTACTTAAAAGAGCTGGATATTTATCATCTCCACGACTTCCAGCACCTGGCACATGACCACTTAACTCAGAATCACCTCCAGTACTATAACCCTGCAGCCAATTTTCAAAACCAAGAACATTTTCCCAATCTGATTTTTTTTGACCTTTATAAGCATCTTTAATCATCCTATTGATAATATCTTCAGATGAAGTACCAGTACCAAAATAATTAAGGTCGATATCTTTTACAGTACCATACTCTTTTAATTTACCAAAAGCCCCACTATTACCAGTAGTATAGCGCTTGCTCACCGAACCAGCATGGTTTTGTTTATCGAACCAACTTTTAGAAAGCATTTCTACTTCAACTGGCGCTTTAGTAACGGAACCTGCAGAAAGTGGCTTACGTTTATACATATCAAGATAAGCTTTATTACCGGCTTTTTCTATTAATTTTAAAAGGGAACTCTTTTCTGTAACTTGCTCATAAGCACTAACAACCTCACCACTATGTAATTTGAACCCTATGGTCTCTTTGCCATCTTCACTTTTTATAGGTTCTACACCCTCAACACCAGCCAAACTTTTTCTCACTAAACGATTTGGAACTCTTTTAGTAGTTTCTTCCATAAGCCGTGGATCAGTAAACGGATTCCCACCTTCACGCATAACTTCATCAAACTTGCTATATGCCGACATAGCTTTGGATTGAAAATCCAATTGTTTAATGTATTTTAATCTATCTTTAGGGTCTAAATTTTCATCATGTAATTTTTCAAAAAGATTACCAATACGTTGATTAATAAATTTAGCATCTTTGTAGTATTTTAAAGCTACAGGATCAACTGTACCATGTTTGGGTACTTGACGCTTAAAATCCATACCAAATTCTTCTTGCGGTATTAAATCTTTGTAAGTTTTAGCCCACACGTTAGAATGATGAATGGCTTTTTTAGATGGTTTTATATTAGTAGGACGATAAGCTTTATTAGCATATCTATAAGAACTTTGCTCTATTACGCCAGCAGATACGTCTCTACCACCAACATTAGTAGTAAACTTATGTACACCACGATAAGGATCGAAAGCATAATCACCATACTTCATACTTTCTTCAATACCAACCATAGAACCTTTATCTTTGATATGTTTGGCCAGATCTTTTTCCAAACCACGTCTGGTAGATAATATTTGTTCTGTATTATTTTTAAAAGCAGCGTCACTCAACATGGCCTTCAACAAACGGTCTTCAGCCTTAGATTTAGCATCAACCATAACATTGTACTGTGCTACTGCTGCAGTATTATAACCCCATTTATTAGGTAAATGACCCTCACCACGGCGCATATTATTACCACTACTAATAGAATTATTTAAATAATCAGTAATGTCTTGAGCACTCCAAGATTTTTCATAAATCGGATTATTTATAGCTTCATCTATTCCTGAAATAGTACGTGATGGATCATATGATTTACCAGTAGTTTCAACTATTTCAGAAAGAATACCACCACCAGGCCCAATGTTAGTAAATGATCTTACTTTTTTAGGGTCTACTTCTTCAGCGGCTCTACCTTCCCACTGTTCTTTTTTAAATTGGGCACTCTTTTTATTAAATTCTTCTAACCAAGAAGAAGTTTTTGAATTACCAGCTCCCCTTACTTTGCTGTGTTCTTCTTCGTAAACAGCTTTAGCCATATCAAGTCTTTTATTATCAAGATATCTCTCGGGGTCTAAGACATAACCACCAACTGCACCACCATTAGCAAATTTCATATCTGGAAATAAATCACTTACCATATCATCTCCCCAAGATGTGAGACGTGTGCCATACCCGTAAACCTCAGCAACAGCGTCTTCAGGTGACATATCAAACATGGTTTGGTTATCTTTCCTATTTGGATCTGCCATAATCTTTTCAAATTTTGCACCAAAATCTGCAAACCTTTCTTTAGCTCTGGCCGGGTCTCCAACTTTCTTAGAAGATATATATGTATTTTCGAACACATCACCAGGTAATTTATCTAATACTGCATTTATTTCAGCCATTTGTATTTTATTTTTACTAGCTCTATTAATACCGTGAGAAAGTTCATGGCCCAAAGTGTATAATAAATCAGCTTTAATATCATCAGCCGCAACATTCAACGGTATATTATCTTTTTGGGCTTGGACAAAGTGCTTTTTAATTGCATTTTCATTTGAAATTTGCACAACACCGGCTGGACCTTGCCTTGTAGGAATAACAGTATGCCGCCCACGATTATGCAATGGGTCCCCAACCTCAGTAGCCAGTCTTAGTGCATCATCTACAGGCATGTTTTGGGTAAACTCAGTACTACCAATAAATGATAAATGATCTTTTAATTCCGGATACCTTGTCATGTAAGAATCTATAGTTTTGCCCATATCTGACAAAAACTGACGAGGTAAAATGTTTTCTCTAGAAAATCCAAAATCTAACCCATATTTTTCAGTATATGTCCTATTAAATTTATCTATGGCCAACATATCCTTGTTATAACTATCTTTACGCGTGGGATCTTTTTTCATAGGACTAAAACGATCATATAGACTAGGAAATTTTCTTTCAACTTTGGATTTTGATTTACTAACTAAATCTTTTACAACCATTGCTGGATTATCTATTGCCCCAGACTCATTAGCTATTACAGATAACATGTCTCTAACTTTAGAAACCTTCCCATCACCAGAAACCACTTTGGCGGCCTTAATATAGGTGCCAACATCTGTTAATTTATTAAACTTAGACATAACACCAGTCCCACCAGCTAGAGAACCTATTACATCCGTAGTAACCCCTAAACCACCTTTACTTAAAGAATCTGTAATACTACTATATAAAGATGACCCTACACCACTAACAGTACCCATAATACCCTCAGTAGCAACTTTATTTAAAACTGAGTCCTTAATCTTACTAACACTCTTTAATGCACCACTTAAACCTTTGTTAGCTAAATAGTCCGAAGCGCCCTCTATACCTGAAAATACATCTAAAGGAACTTTAGTCAATCTACTAATCAACTCACCTGTAGCAAATGCCGCTTGTTTACCTACACCTTTTAAAGATAACCCTTCTTCTTTTACAGAAGATAATCTACCAGCTTCTAAATCATCTATTAAAGACTGCATTCCCCCACTAACATTACGAAAACCCCTGCCTTTGGTCATAGAATCAATAAAACCACCGTCAGCAAACGCAGGAATCAGTCCGCCATCGGCAGCCATTGCAGTAGGTAAAGTACCTTTTCTATTCATATGATCTAAATTAGCGTAGCCTATTTGTTGTGCTGTGTGGGCCCGTATTACAAACTCACCAGGACTTAAATAAGCAGCAACCTTATCTTCTCTAGGACCGCCTGGGCCTGAAACATGGCCGCCGATACTTGATGGATGATCGCCAAAAGGTCCGCCAGTGCTAAATTTATTATCAGCACTTACCCCACTATTGTCCCCATTAGCTAAAGTTTCTAACATATTTCCCAAAGCGGCCAAACCTTTACTTATACCAGCAGCAGATGCCTTTAAACCACTACTTATAATATCAAAAGATGCATTTAAACCCTTACCTATACTCTCAAAAGATATCAAAGCCTCAGTCGGTTTTTCTGTAGGAAGTTCTCCGGTAAACAATGTATCAGGCGTACGAGCCATATTAATAGCATAACTTTTTTCAAGGTCTGTTTTTAGATTGACTGAACCAGTCGTACCATCTTTATCCTCGTATGTATAGTTATTCTTTAAACTATAATCGATACGCTCTGGTAATCCCATCAAGGCTCTATATTTGTCACTATCAACCCCACTAAAATCGCTTTTACCTGTATAAAATTGCCAATCGTCAGTATACTTACTTGGCTTTTCTTTTCTATCTAAACCTAATAACTCCCTATACTTCTCACTATCATCAGCTTTTGCATAAAACTGCCAATCTTTATAGTCTGTTTTTTTAGACCCTTCTCTACCACTCATAGCTTCCTCAAGAGCTGCAGTTGCTTCAGGAGCTATCTTAGCGGCTATAACTTTAACATAATTTAATATACCTTTAAGAGGCTCATTAACATAAGTCATCAAATTCTGCTGTTCTTCATTAACAGCAAATTTAGAATATTTAGACATAAGTTCATCATATGCCGCTTTTATTTCTACAGGGTTTGCGCCCCTATACATCGTATCATCTGGTTTTATTGTAGATATAATTTTATCTATAGCTAACGCTTCTTTAGAACCTTCAACATACCCCTGAGTTGCTTTAAATTTCTCTAATTCCGCAATACGATCAGCACCAGATATTTTTTCACTGTAAGCCTTAGATAAGTTATCTTTAATAACACTATTAAGTCTGTCAATGTCAGTAAACTGTTCTGTACTAAGTACATCAGGTTTAGTAAAACGTAATTTTTCTAAATTCTCATATAATGTTGCTGCGGGCTGTATTGAGGCGGCGGCCAATTCATTTTGTTTTTTCTGTTCATAAGTAATCACATCACGCTTACGTTGAGTATCCAAATCATCTAACTGAGTCTGGACGCTCTCCATCTCTTCATAATTACCTGATTCCTGAGCCTTAATATAGGCATCTTCCAATTTGACTCTTTGTAAATCATACTGACTAGACACACCGCTTGTTAAAGACATACCAAGCGAGTCAGCCAATCTCTGATCTTCTACAGATATAGCTATTGCGGCTTCTGGATGACTACCTCCTAAAAGCTTGTCTCGTTGATCATAATAAGCCTTTAAACCAGCTTCACTCTGTATAAATATATTAGCTGTAGCATTAGCTAAAGAATCTTGAAATCCTTTAAAAGCTGTTTGAAATTCAGTCATCGCTTTAAGTGCTCGCTGAACATTCTTCATACTCTTTGACAATTTATCAGCTTCTGTAGTTGTATCTTTTAAAACCTTCCTACGTGTTTCTAAAATCTTTTTATTATCAGACAATGTTTGTGCAGTAGCCTCTAACTCACCATCAGTAGCCTCACCAGAATTTTTTAACATATTAAATTTTTCTTCTAAAGATTTAATAGTTTCTTCAGAACTATAAACCTCACTTTCAAAATTGGATAACGCAGTAACATATTTATCCATTAATTTTGAACCTTTTTGGTAATCAGTTATTAATTCTTTAAAAGCACCGCTTCCACCGGCATATAGTTGCTGCTGTGGTGAAAGTTCAGAGTAACTTTGTGCTGTCTTAATATCACCAATATAGCCCTTTAAAACATCACCAAAAGTGGATGGGCCTTGGTATTTAGCAGAAATTTCCATAGAAGTTATACTATCATGCAAAGACCTATTAAACGTCTCTAAAGTAGTAATTAATGTAGTAAATCTCTTTTTAAGAGCTGTGGCACTAGCAAGTACTGCCAATAATTGACTGGACTTAGAATAATCGTCACCAACCGCTGCTAATTGATCATGTAATTCAGCCAAAACAGCATTAATTGAATCTTCAACATTAAAAGCAGTCGAAGGCCCTTTAATAGGTTCGCCTCTTTCTACTGGTAAAGTATCCACATCTCTACCACTAACTATAGAACTAATTATGTCATTTGCAAATTTTGGAGAAACACTGTATATTTTATCAAAGAAAATCTTAGTTTGTTCTTCAGCAGTATTTTCCATACCAGCTATTTTAGCATCACTGGCAGCATCAGAAAAGGCAGCTCTTACAAGACCCATGGCTGTTTCTAGTTTAACTAAATCCAGTACAAACTGCTTTCCAGCATCACTCTGTACAGCAAATTCTTCTTCTATAGCAGCCCTCTTTTCTTGCGCTTTTTTATTAGAGCTATATATTTTTTTAGCATTTTCAACCTCTACGGCAACATCAGCATCAGTTTTACCTGTTTCCCTACCTTGAATTTCACTATATTTTTTAAGACCTATAAAATATTCTTTAGCTGCTTCATTAATACGGTCTTTAACCTTTGAACCATGCTTCTTTAATGCTTCTTCTACAGCTTTGGGATCTTTATTTTTCACAACTGTGCCAATCTTTTCACCTAAACCTTTAAGAAATTTATCAAAGTCTTTAGCAAATTCAGGAACTTTCTTTAAGTTTTCCATACCCATTGATTTAAATAAAGTATGCGTTGCAACAGCGCCCATCATCAATTTAGCAGTAGCAGCGTCACTATTACCCATTGCAGCTTTGGAGCCTGCATAAGTTAAAAACCCAGTGGTAGATAATTGCTGCAAAGTTGTACCTATCATAGCTGAAGCCTCTAAACCCTCTTTAGCTCTTTTCAACGCTTCCAACTCTGTAAGAAGTTTAGGATCTGGCTTCTCTCCCTGAGTAGCTATCTCTTTTTGCACATTACCCATTCTTTTATTAAGTTCTGTAATTTGTTCATTTTTTCTTGCAGCAGAACTACCAGCAAAAATACTTAAACCTAAAGCCCCAAAACCCAAAGTATCTGTATTAAAAAATGACGGTTCTTTTTTAGCAGTAGCTTCTCTATACGCACCAGCACCCTTTTTAATAGACTTTTGTTGTTTTTTAGTTAAATCTTTATTGGCAACAGCGGCTCTGTCCATATAATCTACAATATCAGAAGCGGAATAACCACTCTCACTTATAGCACTATTAAGAATTTTATATTGGGCATCTTTAGATATTGGTGTTAAACTTCTTACTACGTCTCCCACTGAGGTACGTAAAATTAATTCTTTAGTTAATTTACCAATGTCTTTTTCCATAAGTGCGGCTTCTTCACTACGACCCTCCGCAGCAGTAGCGCTTTGGATACGCTGCAAATCGGCTATACGCATGGCACCGGCAACACTTTTATTACTATACCAAGTACCTTTTTCTGCTTTAGCAACGTCAATCTGAGCTTTTTCAACTTTGGATGACCAACGATCTTCTGGTGATTTGAGTAAATCGGCTACTTCATAAATACCAGTTTTAATTGCTATAAGTTCAGTATTTGATTGATTAAGTAAATCAGAAGAGGCATCAACTGCACTGACAATTTCAGCAGACCCAAGGTCTCCACCAGTATATCTTATTGTTTCCGCATATTTATCAAACTCAGCTTGGGTGGTAAATCTGCTACTAAACCCTAAACTAGTTTCATTTATGCGTTGTACATCAAGCATGGTAGACGTTATGGCGTCCATTTGAGAAGTATAAGCATCTTGTCTCTTTTTCTCTATATTGAATGCTTTTACAAGTTCCTGAGAACCACGATTATCATACAACATACGCTGACTTGCTGATAAATCTTTTAATTCAAAAGTACCAACATCAAAATTTTCTAATCCTTCAGGAATACCTGCCATAAGTCCTGATAAATTCTTCTGAACCTCATAACGCCGCTTTTCTAAAGCTATATTTTTAACCAAAGCAGCATCACTATCTTCTATTGTTTTAGATAAATCCTCTAAGGCTGATCTAAACTGCATCACTACTGAATTGTTCTTAAGAACATCTTGTAATTCTTTTAACTGTTCTCCAAAACCTCCAGTAAGTTTTGTATCCGCAGGCTTATCGCTTGCCCTATACGAAGCCAAAGTAGTTTCCCACTGTTCCATTTTTTCAGCATAATTATTAATAAATTCATCAGTATAATTGGCTTTATATGCAGGAGTAGTATAAGATCTGGTTTTTACATCATAACCCTTATTGGTCTGTAATAAGACTTCTGTAGCTATATCACTATAAAATTTAGGACCTAAAGACACGCTTCTCTTTGTTAAGCTCTTTTTATCAAGGGCGGACATGCCAGCCGAAGCCCCTGTAACCATCTCACTTAAACTAGCAAAATCACCAGTTAATTTATTAGAAACCTCTGATAATGAAACTGCTGCTTGAACCATACCATCTAAAGCTTTAATACCAGGAATAAACTTTTTCCTATATTTACCTTCAGCATCTGCAAAAGACAGAAAATATTTAGTTAAAACTTTACCACTTTCTTCATAACGCTCGCTGCCTAATATAGCCTGTCTCCCACTCACGCCACCTAGATCTTTTGAGGCGGTCTCGCTTAATTTCAAAATATCACCGACTTTAACAGGCATTGTCTCACCACTACCTATTCGAGGCATTAGGCCTGTATTTCTAAACCTCTCCATAGTAAGATCAGCTGTAGGTGCCAAATAATTTTTGTAGTTTGGATTGGCTGCAGATAATACATACTGGCCCCTAACATCCCCACCTGTAACACCAGCACGTTTATACATGGTTGAAGACATTGATAATAATTCATATAAGTCATCGTAAATTGCTTTATTAAAAGTAGCATTTATTTCCAAAGGGCTCATGTCACTTGTATCAATACTATCAATAATATTTTTGGCCTGTTTAGCGTCTATTTTTATAGCAGCTCGCAACTCTATCTGCCTTTCTTGTAATTCTTTAATAGCATCATCAAACGCGTTGGATAATGGGTTGGCATTTTTAGCAGTCAACATTTTATGTAATGATTTTTGTAATTCGTACATAGCCTTCTTAGGACCAACACTGATAGCATCACCAAGTTTCTCACCTATAAGTGGAAAGTTTTTAACTATCTCTTTTATATGATATTTCCATGATTGAATCCCATCAGTCTGAGTAGCCTCATTAGCAAAACGTGCAGCTATATCCATTTTCTTACCAGCCACCTCGAATTGTTTTTTGCCACTACTACGACGCAGCATAGCTGCCAAATTGTCTTCCATACCGCCTTTTAAAACAGCATCACCTTGCAATGTATAACCAACTACAAAGTTAATATCACTAGTAGCCACTTTATTTTTAAAATCAGTATATTGATCTTCTAATTTAGCAAGCTGAGTAGCTATACCTTTAGTATTACCAAAACTATCTTCTGTAACCAACGCACCTTCAACTGCTTTAGCTGTCAATTTCTTTTTTGCTTTATCCATACGCTCATATTCCGAAATGAGCGCTCTAACTGTACTTTGTTCTTTTTCTGTAGCACCTATCTCATCATTTAGACTATTTTTATATTCCTCAGCTGACTCTGATAAGCGTTTATATATTTTGATAAGTTGCGGAAGCGCTAATCCACCAGCAGCAGCTACACCAAGCATAGGGCCTACTGATTGTACAATACCAGCAGAGGGGCCGGTAGCATTCTTTTTAATATAATCAGCAACATCTATACCATATTTACCTAAACCAGAAGTTTTTTCACCTACAAACTCAAGGGGTTTAGAAGCTACTTTAGTACCAATCTTTACCATACCTGCCAATTCAGGCTGTCCGATAAGATTGGCCCCCATACCAAGATAGGTTCCTATGTAATTTATACCCTCGCCTAGTGACTTCACTAAGCTTCCTACAGCATTCGCAGCTTTGCCTGTATCTTTAGACACTAAACTTAAAAAACTATTAAAATCCCTACCAGTTGACAAAGCCAAATAACCCAATTTACTAAACGGACCTTCTAATTCAGAAAGGGTTGCTCCCTGCTTTATAGTTTTTAAACCCATAATATTAGAATTCTTTGTAGAATCACCTATTCCAAAAAGCTCATAAGCACTCATATCAAGGCCCTTTTTAAATTCTGTCTTTAAATCTCTAAAAACAGCTTTACCTTTATTTAAATGATCAAAGAAACTATCAGTCATGGAACTGCCTTTAATCATATAAGCGAAAAATGCTGTAAATGCGGCCCCAGCTAATTTAATTTCAGTAGGAATATTATTAAATAATTCAATAAGAGTTTTTAAACTAGTAACGCCAACTTTAAACCCAGGTAATACTATTTTACCAAATTCAATTTTCAACTCACCAGCTGCTGCTTTTAACTGCTCAACTTGTTTAGCATAGGTCTTCATTAGAATAGCATTACGACGTTCAGCTGATCCTTTTGAATTAATACTATTAGTTACACTCCTCAACGTTTCATCCCAATTATCCATAAGTGTAAGAACAGCGTTATACTGCCTGGTCCCACCAAGTGCCTGTGCTACATTCAATTTTTGAGCTCTAGTTAATTCGTCCCATTGTTCAGATAAATCTGATAATACATCAAAACCAGATCGTAGTTGACCTGTATTAATATCTTGTGTAGATATACCAAACTGACCTAATGTTTTTGGTCCTTTTTCGGTGGAAAGTCTATTGAATATAAATCTTAAAGATGTACCCACCTCTTTACCAGTCTGACGTGTGGTAGACCCTATAGCAGCGACCATACCATTCAATTGATCAAATGTGAAACCAGCATTCTTACCAGCAGAAGCTGCTTTTTTAATAGCATCTGCCAGGTCGCCCGCCTTAATAGCTGCCTTAGATTCAACCTCACTCCATGAATCCAAGAAACGCATAGAACCCTCACCCTCAGTATTAAATACCCTCATAGCAGCTGTTAATGCTTCAGTGGCATCTGTAGAACTTAAGTCAGTAATATTTTCGGCCACAGTAGCTGTTTTGGTTCTATCAAGAACTTCTTGCTGACTCAAACCTTGTTGTGCAAAAACACGCATACTATCTAATACATGCTCAATACTAATACCATACTGCTTAGCAAAGGATATTGCCGACTGCTCTAACGCACTAAAACTGGTACTTAATGGGTTCATAACCATCTGAAGTTTAGCCATAGCTACTTCTATGTCAGATATATAACTTATCGACTCTTTCAAATAGTTCATGCCACCATAAACTAACGTAGCAGCAGCTCCCCATTTAATTACTCTTTCAATAGCTATAGAAAAAGTCCTATTACCTTCAGCGACCGTTTTAGTTATATTTTTATATTTTCTATCAAATTCGCCTAACCATTTACCTTGATCTTTATCAAAATAATCGAAGCTTTTAATAAAATCAAAACGCTCGTGCTGCATCATTTTATTATTAGGGCCGAAAGCTTTTTTATCGTAAGTATATACATCTCCACGTAAAGGTCCCCCTTCTGCAGAAGGAGTAGCAAAATAATCTTCTAATTTAGCCACATTTCTATTAGCTATAGCTTCTTGCCACTTTCTAGGTAATTGTTTAGGGGGCTCTATAATAGTAGGTACTATATTCTCACCACTGGCATTTACAAAAGATTCATTTTCCAAATCAAGATTTATATAGGTTTTTTCTAAACCTTTTAGTTGCTTTAAAACTTCATCTAAATGCGCCTTCTGTTCAGAAGAATACTGATCTTTTGTAGCCATACCTATGACTTCTTCAAGACCCTCACGTAATCTGGAGATGCCCTGCTTTAAATTTTTAAAATCCATAGAATCAAACAAAGTAGTACCATATCTACTAACAGCAGTCTCGTCTGTATACATATCAATAAGATCTTTATCCAGACCTATAAGTTCCTTTAAAACCATGCCTACAGTGTCTCTTGGTACAGGAGTACTTTTGTCATGAATATCTAAATCAAGTATTTTTTCAAGTAACCCTCTTAAAGTGTCATCTTCACCTAAAACACCAGCACCTTTACTAGCTAATTGGGTGGCATTCATATAAACACCGGCGTCTTTAGCTGATTGAGGATCTACATAACTACGGTTTATAGTATAAATATCAGTAGCTTTACCTAAATCACTTTTAACCTGTCTCTGAAAACTACTAACAACATCTTTATAATTAGAAAAAGCTTTGGCCTCTGCGGCAGAACCTTGTTCTTGTTTACCTATATTAGCTAAAGCGTCTTCCATAGCTTGAACATAGTAATCACCTACTGCTACTCTATAAGCTTTCCAAGCTTTTGTAAAGTCAGCATCACTGAAAGTATCATCTTCTTCTTTTAATTTATTTAGAAGATTATAAAATTTAGTACCCCTAGGACCTGATTGTAAAACCTTCTCTAACTCCTCTTTAATCTTAGGACTAAACTTGTCCATACCGGTTTGGCTTAGAGATACACCAAAACGCTCACTTTGAATATCACTGGCTTTGGAATGTAAAGTAGATAGAGCTTGATGTGTAAATTTAGCCTGTGCCCCATATACCGGTTTAGGTGGTTTTTCTAAATCATTTAAATAGGCTGCTTGCTGCTCCATAGCTTGACGAGCCTTTGCTATATTTTTATAAGCTTCATCCCCTAAATCAACACCCGTACTAGGCAATCCTTCATACATGGATGGTTTCTTAGTTGCGTATTTATAGTATTCTTTAGCCCTATCTAATAACTCATTCACTTCTTCTTCAGTTACTTGATTTTCTGGCTTTTTTAAATCTTCAGCAATCTGTTTAGCTTTTTCAAAAGAGGCTGTTTTAGCATACGGCTTTGGGGATTCTGCACTTTCTATCCTACGACGGGCCTCTACTATAGATTCCATATCTCTGTTAAGCCGTTCTTCATCATATTTAAATTTTATAACAATAGGATCTTTATATTCATCAGCAGTATTACTATAGAAATGAGCAAAAGCATCAGCTGATTCAGATTCCAGTGCCTTTAAATACAAGTTTAACTGAGAGGCCACACCACCCATCTTATCAAATCTAATTTGATCTGATATTTTGGCAGGATGTGTAGTTAATTTTTCCTGAAAAGCTTCAAAAGTAACTTCCCCCTTCTCAGCTTTTAATTGGTCTGCTATCTCTTTAAATATTTTATAGTTTCTATCACTAATTGTTTTTATATCAATAACTTCAGATACTTTACCAGACTCATCCTTTCTAAGCACGTCAATAGTACCTGACACCTCACCAGCTACAGGGCTTTGATATCTAACTGGCTGCTCTATTATAGTACCAGGCTTTTCTTTTCTATAAACATCCTCTAATTTAGAATGAATAGCTGTACCAAGGAATGAGGAAGAACTCAAAATATCACTAGATTTTTCTTCCCCCAACATAGTCTTCATAATAGCCTTTACCTGTTCTTCAGGAGCTAATCCACCTTTTAATGCACTTGCACGATACTTTTTGCCAAAATCAGAATCTTTTTGTACATTAAGACTGCCCGTTATCTTTTTGGTAAGCTCTTCCATACGAGCTATGTCTTTATCAAGTCTGGTACGTACTTCTTCATAAGAAGGAGGTATACCTGCAGCTGCTGGACCTATGTTGGAAGGTTTTACTCTACTACTATCACCTAAAAATAGACCTATACCTGATTTTATACTCTCAATATGAACTGGTACAATACCACCACTAACCGAAGGAGTAAGTCCACCTGGAGGTGTGATTAAAGGCGGAAGCATTCCTCCTCCCCCACCAGTGCCTAAGTCTGACATACCTGCGTCATATCCAAAAGATTGGGCTTTTATAGTAGCACTAATACCCTTATCCAAAGATGCACGATTTGCATTTAACTGCTGCTCCCTACGCTTATATTCTTCTTCTACAGTAGCAATACTATCAGAACCAGGAACAAAATCCGCCATAAATAAACTATCAGCACTTTTAGTTTCAGCTGTTCTAATAACCTTGTTTAATTGAGCAACAGCAAGTACCTGATCCATAATAGCTTTAGTTTCATTTTCTGTAACTGATCGTAACTTTTCATCTGACCATGGTTTGGTAGATCTATCTTGTTTTACGCGAGCACGTTCCCCACCCAACTCTGAAGCTTTAGTACCGTATTTAAATTTCAAATCATCTTCTTCAGCTTTACTTAACGGAGCAGTACCAGTGGCCCTAGATATACGTTCTAATTCATTTTTAATATCCAACCCAGATCCAGTGCCTAAAACATTTTTTGCTAAATAACCTAAAGGCTCTTTTCCTAATAATCTGTCCATTATATCTACGTCTACAATATCTTTACCGGCCACAGTAGATTCTTTTTTATATGTACTAAGTATATTATGAATTAACTTTTGATCAGCCCTCATATTGTCTATGGTGCTCAAAAGCATCTTATCATAACTACCAGCACCTCTAGTAGATTCAATTTTACTAAAATCACCAAAAGCATCTGCCATATTTTGAGCCACAGCCTCAGCGCGTCTATATTTATTAGCGTAACGGCCACGTTCAGTGAACTGACCTTTTTCTTTATTCCACTCTTCGGCATCACCAAACACAGTAGCAAGCTCTTCATGTTGTAGTTTAACATGTTTAGTACCAAACTTTTTTAACTGATCCGCTGACGTTGCGCCAGAAGTTCTAAAACCATACAATGGAGTAAGATTTTCTTCCGCAGTGGTACGTAATTGTATACCGCCTTCTTCTAATTGGGTTTTTAATATAGCATTAGCATATTGTGTTGGCTTCCTACCTTTAAGTTTTTTAGCCTTATAGTCATCATCCCAGGAAGCTATTTGCCTAAGTAAACCCTCTCTAGCAGCATCTTCAATCTGTTGAGATAATTCGCGCAAGAATCCCTCAAAACCTACATGCTGTATTATATACTTTTCCAATGTTTCTCTAACATTAGCGCTATCTTTAAGTGCGTAACTAAGCTGGGCCCCAGCCTTTTCAGGTTCTGGCTGCTTAGCAGCTATCTTAAAAGCATCCTCACGTAGATTAGCAGTACTTACCGTACCAAAATTTCTTTCTAAAGCCTTTTTATTTGCGTCATAAAACTCATTAAGAGCTTTATAGGAACCTTCCTCATTAGTAATTTTAGAAATAAGCTTATCAACGCCTTCTGGACCTTTAGATAGTAACTGAGCCATCTCAGTAGCGATAGGTATCTCGCCTGCATGTTTTACATCCAAACCTTTCTGAATACCAACACGAATAAACTCATTCATCATGGTAGAAAACTCTTCTTCTATAGGGCCTGCTAATGACTTTAATTGTTCTGGAAAACGAGAAGCAAACTTCTCACTCCGTGCATATTCACCAGTACCATGAATGATGCCCCCACCAAAACCTACATTACGTTCAAATACTTTTAAAATCCTATTAAGGGACTCAGTATCACGGCCAGTATTGATTTTGAACAACTGCGCATTTATAGCATTAAGATATTTAGTATCATATAACTGCTCTTTCATGCCCCCTGCCACAGGTTTCATTACTTCAGGCCCCATCTCAACTAATTTGGCTATAAGAGCGTTAGTATATTCATTAGTATCAGTCTTACCCTCAATATCTTTAGGCTCAACTACTTTATTCAATTCAGCAGCTATCTCATTAATTTTGGACTGTTCTTTGAAAACCTCCGGTAAAACTTCTTTTAAAGCATTAAGTGGGCCCTGAGCTTTTCCAGAATAGCCTGGTTGATTTGCTAAAATACCTAATTGCTCATTTGGAGACAAATAATCCAGTTCTTTTGTTAAGAAAGGTCTTTCTAGAAAAGAAAATCCTTCAGTTGTAGGAAACTTCTTTTCAAAAGCTAATTGCTGCTCTGCTAAAATGTATTTACCAGTAGATGGCTCTAACGCATCAAAAGTAAATTGATCCATGAAAGTTTTTGCAGTAGTACGTTTGTCTTCAGAAGAAAAATCAGCAACAGTTTTAAAATGCTTTTCTATCTCTTTACGAGCTGCCATTGTTTTAGCAGCATGTACTTGTATTTGATCACCATCAAAATCCAGTTTCTGCTGTTGTGCTATATATTTAGGAATAACATCAGAAATAGCCTGATCTAAAGTATTAATTGTCTCAGTTAACTTGGCTATACGTTCCTGATTTGGATCAGCTTCTCCCTGCTCAACTTCCCTAGCCTCTACAAGTTTGTCAGCCACACCTTCTACAGAAGCTAAAATCTTCTTAAAAGCTGCCACATCCATTTCAGGTAAACCTGGAGCCATTAAGGCATGCTTGGCTTTAGCCCCCATTTCCCCTGTAAGTAATTTTGCTTTATATGGCTGCACAGAAGAAGTACCAGTAAATGGGAAACGTACACTTTCTATATAAGGAGTAACTTCTTTATCAAGAATGTGCTGAATGGCTTCCTGATCTGCGGGGCTGCCCTTAAGCTGCCCTCTATTACTTTCCAACATTTTTCTATATTTTAAAAGTTCAGATAAATTACGACCTTTTTCATAAGGTTTATCTTCTGTTGGATATACTCTTTCCAGTTTGCCAGAATCTGTCATTCTAAATTTTTTATCAAATACAGCTGGAATCTTTTTTGCATATTCCTCTGGTATACCTAACTCATGTTGGCCCAACACAGGCAAACCTTTAGCAATATGTTTTTCTACAGCGGCCACATGCTTTTTAGTTACCTTTGTTGACATCTCTTTAGACACATTTGATAATTCTGATAAAGCAGTAGCCAGATCCGAATCTCCTGCCATTTCTACTTTACTCAAATCTTCTAAAACTTTTTCAAATTTGCGAAATTCATCAGTCTTATCTACAACAGCATTGACTGCTTTAGCCATAACAGATGGAATTTTTCTACTAAAAATTACCTCTTGTACAGAGCCAGTTTTACCTAAAGCTGTGTCTGCTAATGTATTATAATATTCAATTTTAGCTTTTTCTAAAGATTTTAACGCCCTTTGAAGTTGCTCGGTCCTATCCTCAGCTGTAGGAGGTTTAAACTGCAACGCTGTAGCTAAATTTTGTACACCAGTCAATCTTTGTTCTGGGGCTTCTCTTGTTGCTATTTTTCCCAACACTGACGCACTTTTATCATAAGCACCAGGTCTTAACTGACGCCCTTTAACATTTGGACTGGTTGGATCTTCATAAGGCCCTATAATATTATCCACAGCCTGCTCTATAGTTTCAACTAAAGCAGATGCAATAGGCTTACCTTTTCCAAGTTGTCTTTGGAAAAATTCATTCATATACATCTCAATTGATTTTTCCTTAGTCTCACCAGTAGAAGGATCATTATAATACTGTGAGTAACTTGGATACAACATTTTAGGATCAACTGCAGTTTTTAATGCAGGGCTTAGCCTATTCAGCATATTTTTTAGTTCTATTACAGCCGGATCGTCCTCACCACCAGATACAGCATTACTTGCTATAGTACGTGCTTTTTTTCTAAAATCACCGAGATTCTTTTTTAAACGCCCAGTACTTAAATCTTCAAGTTGCCCTTCAGATAATTTGCCAGATTTTAAATCATCAACTTTTTTAGCAGCACTTGCCAAAATTTGAATACGTCTAGAAATTAAATCCAGCCCCTGATGCCCAGCCATAGTAGGTTCGTCATAAGTAGACCTAGCTATCGCACTTGGAATATAAACAGACTCTCTCTCATCAGGCTGTGAAGTACTAGGTATACGTAGATTAACAGCGCCAGGAAAACGAGAAGAATCTAAAATAGTGTCATTTAAAAGATTAGTCATCTCATCACGTTTATTACCTATATCTGCTAACTCCTCTTTTGAAGCCATAACTCCTGTACTACCTTGAAAATCATAAATATCTGAAATATCAACTTCTTGAGCAGCACCTAACAGAGCTTGACGAGCTTCTAAATTAGTAGGATTGATCGACTGTAGCGCCTTCATATATTCCCAATGCTTTTTAGCGTCTAAAGGAATTTCTTCTGACATTTGACCCATAAAAGCTGAATCTTCTCCAAAAATAGAAGCATAAGTACCATAAGCAGGTAAATTTAATTTGGTACCCTTCTTCTGTTTTTGAATATCACCAGAAGACCAACTTGCATATTGATGTGGATTTTCTACTATCTCAACAAACTTTGTACCAACCAAACTTTTACGTTGTTCACCAAACTCATCAAATATGTTAGAATAATAACTAGCGTTCTTTTCTAATTCAACTAACTTATTTAATTTGTCTTCATAACCAGGTTTATCTTCAGTAACACCACGGGCCGCAAGTAAATCTTTCATATCAGATCTTAAACGCTCTAAATCCTTGGCCTTATCCCCAGTAGTATCGTACGCTTTAGCATAACCTAACGCCTCACTTAATTTACTAAAACTCAACTTCTCATCTTCATGTCCTAAAAATTTAGAGTAAGTCTCTTTAGCAAATTCAGTTGCAATTACCGTAGGATCTCCACCTTTTGAATTAATTATATTATTCATAATAGTTTCTAAATTCTCAGGTTGCAGGCCACGTTTTGCCAAGCCAAAAGAACTAATACGAATATCTATAGTCTTTTCTTTAAATAACTCACCACCTGGTTTTTGAGCTTTATATATATCCTTAAGGGCCTCTATACCTTTAACACCGTCTTCTAAATTAACTCCAAGTTTAGAAAAAACATCCTTAATATCAGCAAATAATTTTACTTGTGGAGCAGCTTCTTCAGCGGATACCATTTTCAAATTCGGATCTTTAAACATATCCAACATAAATTTGTTACCACTGCTTTCAAGTCGTCTCTGTAATTCCCCAACATCCGGGGCTTTATTTTTTAAAAACCCTCTACGAGCGCCTAAAATTTCACTAGCTAACTCACCCATACTTTTCGGAGCAATAGCAGTACCTAGTCCAGCCTTAGCACGTTCTTCCTCACTAAGTACTTTAACTGGAGCTGAATATAGTCGTTTTATATCGGCACCCGTTAATTCCATACCAGTACCTGTAGGAGAAATAGCTACACCTTTAGATCCTGCCCTTGTAGTAAATTTTCGGCCATAATAATCAAAAAAAGTTTCTATTATTTTAGCTAACTGAACATTTAAATCTTTACCTCTAACTACCGTTACAGCTTTTGTAACTTCTTGAATAAGTGCTTTATCGGCCCTACCTTTATACTCTTCTTTTACTCCAAGAATATTTTGAATTAGTTTGTTTAAAGGCTCCACGGCTTTAGTGACATCAGCCAGCACCTTACCTTCTTCTATGTCACTTACACCTATATTACCGCCTTTAGCAAAAGAACCTAAAGTGTCTAATAAATTAGCATTACCCAATTTATCAGGAGCTACCATAGTCTTGACAGTTTGTGTCAGCACATCTGCTAACTTGCCAGAAATTAATATCTGATCTTCAAAAGTACTTGCGGTATTTCTTAACTCAGCAGTAACATTGAAACCATAACCTTTCTCACCAAGTCTGCCTGATCTTATTAAATCAGACTCACGTTGTGACTGTAACGCTGGGGTAGTAGTACCTAAAATACCTGCCATTTTTGGATCAGGCACATAAGTATAAGCATTAGTAGTACTGGCAATATTACGACCCTTCTGTTGAAATTGGGCCCCAAACGGCATCAAAGATGTTAAATCATCAGTATACATTTTCAATGCTGTGGCATTTAATTTAGAAAGCTCGCCTATCTTCTCATATTCTTCTTCAGCATTCATCGCTACTTTACCACCAAAACGGTATTCATTCAATGTGGCAGCTTGTGATTCAGGCACACCTAAACTTGATATATCATATACGTCTAACGGTAATTTACGACCCTCTACACCAGCAACCGTCAATGCCTGGGTATCTGCAACATACTCCCTCAATGTTTTATTTAAATCACGTATGAATGTTTTCTGATCATCAGCAGTCATTTTAGAAGTACCCTCTTCAGCAAAAATAGGAGAGGTCATAGTCATCATATTAACTATCTTTTCTTGATGTGCGTAACGCCTTGGCCTGGCCTGGTCTACTATAGGAATGGTGCCTACCAACTTACCCAAAGCGTTTTCAAAATCACGAATTTTCTTATCCTGCCATGGGGCATTTGCCAAATTAGTAAGTACTGACGGTGATCCTGGTTGATCTGTAAGTATACGCTGCATGACTTGATAAATGTTTTCAAAATCAACACGTTCTAAACTTTTTACAAAATCATATGCTGAAACTCCAGCCTGTTCCATAGCGTCTATAAATTTTTCAGTAGCATCTACACTACCTTCAGCAAACTCCTTACCAAAATCTTGTTTTGCAGCAGATACCCTACCTAAAACTGCAGTAGGATCTTCTGACACACCTAATTTTTGCTCTCTACGACCAGCTATAACTGCAGCAGCATCAAACTGTTTAGCAATAAACTCTCTTGTCTCATAACTAGAAGATGCATAGTCCCTTAGCATATTTTTAGAAACTTCTTCAGCCTGATCTCTTTGTGTAGCACTAGGCCTATAACCTAACTCTTTTATTTTTGTAGAGTAGTCTTTATGTATATCAAATCTATCACTGCCTTTTAATATATCATACATTTCCTCAAAACCAGATCTGTACGTAGCAAACTTAGGTAATACTCTACTGCTACCCTGCTGTGTTTCAAAAATATTTGCACCTAAATCCACACCTTTATTGGTTACAGCTGGAACAGATGCTGGTATGGCTATAGTACGCACAAGCCCTTTTTCATCTTCTAAAATATCAGTAGCACGCATCTCACCCACTGTTGATTTATATACACGTTGTAAAAAAGTAGCTTGTTTTTTATAAAGCTCTCCAAGAAGATCTTTAGATGGGAGTATACCAGCTGAATTATCCAAACCTTTTAAAGATATTAATTCATCTACATCACCTTGTGATAACCCCTGCCAACCTTCAATATCCTTTTTTGAAAATTGTTTTATCCAAGAACCAATAGTTTCCACTAACCTATCAGGCTTCATATCTTTAAGAAGACTCTTTTTTATTTCATTTTTACTTTTTTCAATAACATCAGGAATATTATAAGTTGCTTGTTTTGGAAGATTATAGTCTTCTACTAATTTAGAAACATTAGCCAATTGAAAAGAATATTGTTTACCAGAGGTTTTTTTATTATAGCCGCCAGCAAGTTTAAAATAATCACTGATAGGTTGATCTTCACGCTCACGAACTACTCTCCAAGGACTTTTATATTCACCAGTCTCAGTATTTTTTAATGTGGCATCTATATTACCAATTATAAAGCTTTTAAGTGTATTTAAAGACTCATTCAACTCTTTTCTATTTAATTCAGTAGCGGTAATTATACGCTTAGCACCATCTTCAACTAAACCAGCATTATATAACTTTTTAGCGGTAGCCGCCATGTCCCCATAAGTATGAACATACTCTTGCCTAGTTCTATACTCAGGTTTAGGCTGAACATTATGCTGCGTAATAGCATTGGTAGTTGGTAAACCTTGTTTTTCTTTATCAAAAGAGGCTCTACTCTGTTTTTCACTTTTACTTTCTACAGTAGCTGCCTCAGTTTTTGTAGATTTTGCCACTTTCACATCAGAAGCCTTAACCTCTACTTTAGTAGTAGATGGTGCTACGGCTACACCATGCCTAATGGACTCTACCTGATCCGGGGTATAAGACAATAGGAAATCTCTTAAATAACGTACAGTAGTATCCACACTACCACCACGACCTTCATAAAAATTACGAGATTCACTAGACGTAGATGTCACCTCTCTATTCACCGTCTTTGCTAACTCTGGAATCGAACTACTACGTTCCTGAACTTCCTTTAACAAAGCTGTAGCATATAATATATTTTCAGATGAGGTGCTTTCATCAGATATTATTGCTTTTAATATCTTATCAAGCATAGTAACTATACCATCAAGTTCTTTGTCAGCTACCTGAAGTTCCTTCTTAGTATATCCAGATTGCTTGACTACGTGCCCAACATCAGCAGACTTTTTAATTGTAATTGCTTTTTGGTTTCCAGTTAGATTTGCTATGTCTTCATCAGTAAACATACTCTTATGTGGAAGATTTTTAAATCCAGAAGGTTTTACGTCAACAGGCACATTTTCTTTTATACCAGAAAGTTGTTTACTTAATAACCTACCAGCATCTGATGGCAAAGTGGGTTTGACTGGTAGTGCTATTTGTCCAATAGAACTATCAAAATCACTTTGAACTTCTTTAGTAGTAGTCTTTATTTTGGGAGTGGCTGTAAAAGTACCGTCAGCTAATTTAGTAACTTCCATCTCAATTACATCACTTACCTTTTTAGCAGATGATAACATTTTATCAGTAAGGATGTTATCTATAGAAGTATCATTACCTTTACCTCTCTGCTTATACTCAGCAGATAATCTATATACTACATCACTAAACTGGTTAACAGCCTGCCCAAGAGCGTCCACATCGACAGATGCACCAGTAGTTTTAAGATTATTAGCCTCATTTGCAAAAACCTCAGCAGCTTTCACAAGTTTATCTAAATCACCTATTTTACCACTAAATTCATTGACAGCTTTAACAAAATCGGTATTTGCAAGTTCTGGGGATACTTGTTGAATACTTTTAGAAAACGTAGTTATTAATCCTTCCATTAAAGCTACCGGATCTTTTTGATACTTTTCACGTACATTTGCTACTTGTGCTTTACCAGCCACCTCAGCTTTTTTATAGTATTGTATTAATGTATCAATATCAGAACGCAATGCGGTTCTAACTACTTTAGCACTATCAGATAATTCTTTGGCTGCGGATTTACCTGATTTATATACATCAACACCCTCCTTAGTAACAGCCAAACCTTTTTTAACTTTAGTAACAGGAGAATCTGTTTTACTTTGTACAACATCTGCTACATCCTTGATTACTTTAGCAGCACCTTTAATTACTTTGGCAGATTCTTTGACATCTTTATGTAACTTATTAATGGAATGCATAGTACCGGTGGGGGTCTTTGAAGTTACAGTGGTCTCTAACTGCTTAGACACCATAGCACGCCCTCTTTTAGATAGAAAGATGCCTTTTGTCTCCAAAGCATCGAAAGCTCTCATAAGTTTTTTATCTAATAATCCTGTAAAAGATTTTAAAACAGAATCAATATTTATTAAAGATGGGTCGTCTGAAGATTTTACCTTTTTTTGTAAAATAGAAGCTATATCTTGACCTAAGTTTTTAAACTCATCAGAAAGTACTGATTCTAAAGCCTTTTTATCTTTAGAATCTTTAATAACTCCAGACAATTTTGAAATGGTATCATTTAGGTTCTCAAGTACAGTGCCAGTAATTACTTGAGAATTTATAGATGTGGATAGTGCTGGTAAATTGGTAGGGTTAGATGCACCCTCTTCGAAAAGAAATGTGTATGTGTTGTTATTGTCAGCCAAGGTAGCTTCCTCCTGAAATTAAAATAAAAAACTCTTAACTGTTTAACAGTTAGTTAAATCAGGCCCGTCCGCGCTTAGTCCTTTTTTTAATATCAGTTCTACCTTTTAATCTTTGTGCTTCTTTTGGCTTGTCGTATTCAATATCTTGCCATAACTCATTAGAAGCTGTAACTATAACTTCTTCTGAATCAAAGGCTGAAAGTTTGCCAGGAGTATTTTTCTTACTGCGTCTTGCAGCTTCCTCTCTATTCCTTTCCTCATAGTGTGCTTTCATATAAGAATCTAAGGCGTCGTCATCATCTATAATAGCATCACTTGGACGATCTTCTGGCATCATTTGATAAATATTATCATAATAATTAGACCAATAAGCCAAATTCAACATATCGTTTGAGTACTCTACAGTAGGTACTCCAAATAAAGATTCTGTAACTTTCTGGCTTGTTACAAAACGTATACGCCATAAATTATGTCTAGCTATATATCTAATAGTTTTGTTTGATAAACCAGAGGTAAATTCTAAAAACTTTGCTAAAATCTTACTTCTAAATGCAATATCTGTAGTTTTCTTAAAATCTTGGTAGGTATCCCAATATAAATTAGAATCATTATCATAAGTACAATTCCAACATAAAAACAAAGACCTTTCTTCGTGAGCCTTAACATCAGCAGACATCATTAATTTAGAAGTTTTGTTATACATAAGTTCATTAATCTGATCTCTTAAACCAACCATAGTATTTTTAATTCTATCTTGATTAGCTTTTACCAATGTAGTTTTACCCAATAAAACTTTCTGAGCCTCTAACTGTGCTTCAAGTTTACTAAGTCTGGTTTTATCTTCTGCAGTAAATAAATTACGTTCTTCTATTAATTTTTCTAAAGATTCCCGGTCGAGAAGGCCGTCTTGTTTGGCCTTCTCAAACTCGGTAGTATAAATCATATCTGCTCTTTGGCGTACTAAGTTAGTAGGATGTTTAAATATAACAACAATATCATCTATAACTACAATAGAACTTCTTGTAGAAATACAAGTTATATAATTATCCACATCAACATCACTTAGTTCTTCCATTGGTATTTAATTAAACCTTTTAATTTTCCTTACTTTCTTTTTTAACAGTAGTAGAAGTTTTTCTTGTTGTGCTTCCAGTAGATTTCTTAGGCTTCTCTTCATCTACAGCTTTTTCCTTAGCAGCAGCTGCTGCTGCAAGCTCATCCAAAATCTTTTGTTCTTTTTCTGCCTCTTCTAAAAGATTAGTCTGGACCTCTTTAATAGCCATAGCTTCTGGAGTGTTATCTAGAAAATCAGAGTCATAGCCCTGCAAAAATAACATCACTTCATATCTCGATTTTAATGTAAGTGTTTGATCTTTGCTTGAAAGAAAGTCTTCATAAGTGGGCCATACTCTATTACCGTCTTTTGATTGGATAATACATGAGGTAAGGTACTCTAAACGAGTGTCATCTGAGATTTGTTCACAAGTATTACTCATAGGTCCAGAAAGTCTTTGATTCCACTGAAACAAAGCTTCCCTAGCACGAGCAACCTCATTAGCAAGAGTGGTTTTTTCTTCGTTAGTTGTTGCAACAGCCAACTTCATAATACAATCATTTAGAACATTAGACAATTCCTCAGCGCGATTTTCAAAATCCTGACCAATAACCCCACGGCGTTTAAGGATATCTGTTAATTCAGCACTAGTAGGCAGCCCCTCATTCAAACATTTTGTATATTGTTTACTATATTGCCAATCGGCATTTCTAATATCTTCCGCGTTCGGTGTTGCAATAAAATATTCAGTTTCACCATCAGGTGCTACGAAAGATCTTCTATTTTCTAATTCTACAATTTTTTCTTCAGTCATTTTTAATTTCTCCTATACCATAAGCCTTACGCTCTATTTTTAAATTCTATAATTTCTTCAGTAACATTTGTATAAACAACCTCATAATTATCAAAAGTCTTTTCAAGACTTCTCATACAGTTGTTACCAACGCGAAGAATTTTTGATCGTAATTGTTTAAACGTATCCTTTGGACAAGCCACCTCGGCATAATCCAAGGCACTCTCCATCATTTTTGTGACTTCCTGCCGCATCTCGTTATTTAAGCGGTCTTTGGATTTATTATTAGCCATAACCTTATTAACCTTCCTTTATTTTCTAACCTTTAAACCATTTAAATAAAGGCTTGGAGTGCCTTAACACCCCAAGCCAAATTAATTATATATTAAGCATTACGGGCTATAGTAGCTTTAACATTAGCATAAGATACATCGCCTTTAATTACATAAAGATCGTTATTAGCTCTAAAACCAAAAGTCTGTGTAGCATTAGAACCCAGATCAAGAGTCATACCTTCATCTGTAATCTTAAGATTTTTAACAACCATAGTCTTAAGTGCATATTCTCTATCACCTGCAGAGTAAGTTGCCAAAACACCATCATTAAAGTAGTCATCGCCTACCATAGAACTACCAGTAAGTACCTTTCTACCTGATCCAGTAGCATTACCAGCCTCCTCATCTGTCTGCTCAAAAACCTTAATAACCAAAATCATATTATCTTTAGTCATAAGATCTGTAAGAGCTACAGAATCAAGAGTATCTGCATCATACTCAGTAATTTTACCTGCAAATTTTGCCCAGTTTTCCAAATCACCTGCAGTAGAATCTACAGTAACTGTAATTGGAATAGGCAGGGTCAACGGACGGTCATAAGGACCTAAATGTCCAAGCTCTGTAAGAGGCTCACGAGTAAGGTCTGCAGAAATAGTGGCACCTGTCAATCTCCAAGCATTTTCATAATCAGTAGCAGAAGAGTCAGGATCTACGATGTAAACTTCAATCTGCCCCTGTCTAAGAGCACCTACACTATCCGGACGATTAGTAGGTTCTGCCAGAGGAGTAAAATAGGTGTTCATAGTTGCAGAATAAGCATCAGCTGAATAAATCATATGAATTACATCATCCGCTACTGGAGTCTTTGCTCCTGTAGGAAAGTAAACTCTATGACCAGTGCCCATATCATGATAAACATAAGTATCAGCAGCAGCACCAGTACCCGTAGCAATAGCAATATTTTCTGCAGTAGTTGCAGAAACATCATAATGAGTTACAGCCGGAACACCGTCTACGTCTTTTCTCAAAAAGCCCAATCCTGAAGACAGTACAGCAATAGCCTTATCATCAGCTAAATCCAATTCTACATAACCATTAGAAATATCGGTTGCAGTTAGTACAAATTCCTCAAAATTGACAAATCTACCATCATTAAGCAACCACATTTTATTATCAGTTTCAGCGCCGTAGTTCTCAGTAGCATTAGCACCTGTGGTATAACTATACTCTAAACTATTGATATATACTTCATCAAGGAAAAGAGTCTGGTCTATGTTATTGGTTAAAGTACCAATAGAGCACTCATCCTGTACAGGAGCCCATAAAGTTACACCAGTAAGGTTACCACAAGTTACAGCAAAATCAGCTAGTGCCACTCCATGGAGATAAGTAGACTCTCCGGAAACAAGGTTGGCATTAGTTGAAGTGGCAGTAACTGCCATATCACGTTTAGCTGGAACCACCTGGGCAAGAGCTGCCAGAGTTCCAACATCACCAAAATCATTTGTGTTAAGAGTTACAGTTACTGCTGGTACGTCATCTACTACGTCTATGCTATCTGTTACTTTTATGACCATCCTAAAATTCGAATGGCGGGAACGGTACTCCTTTAAGTGGTCTGGTTACCTCTGACCGTTCCTCTCACAGTTTCCTGTGAGTTCAGACTATATCATCATCCCTTTGGGAGTTTCGCATGTAGTCGTTGAGGAACAAATTTATAATGAATACATTCTGGAAGAATAGTGGTTACCATATCAAGTAAATCATGTAAGTACTTAGTGACACCTAAACTTATAGTATTATTATAAGTGTCTATCTTAATAGAACCATTAAAAAATTTTTTTATAGACTCTATTAGAATTTCTATCTCTTCTATAGTAAAACTACAAGTAGCTATAGACCCTCTTAAAGCTGTTTTACTTCCATGAAAAGAAAAACTACCATCATCAGCCAACCATATAGACATTCCTAAAGGAGTTAAATCTTCAATAACATCTTCACACACCCTTTTTTTACCTTTTACATAGTATTTATTAAAATACTTAGTTATACCTGGATGTGCTATTGTATTTATAAAGTAATACCCTGACGAATAAGAATCTTTACCCTGTATAATTTTTTTACCAGGTTTTTCTGCTAAAGTTATTCTTTTCACAAAAGGGTTTAATAACTCCTTCTTCCACTTTAAATACCCAAGCTGTTTAGTACAATGTCCAATCTGTAGTCTTGCATTTTTAGATCTTCTATTCTTTAATAAAGAACCATCACCCAAAATAGAACCCAAAACAACAGATTTATGTGTTGGTGATAATTCCACTTCTCTAAGTTCTTCATATATAGTCATACAGCTTGGTAAAAGTTTTATACCCTCTTTTTTATACCAAGAGTAAATAGTGCTATATGGTATAGATAAATATGAAGCAACACACCCTACAGATTTAAATTCTTCTAACAATGTTAATAGTTCTTCTCTTTTTAAACGCTCTCTTTTCATTATAAATCCTTTCCTGCTGATTAACCCTATCTTTAAGATTATTACTACCTATTTAGATTAGTACCTAAAGCATAACAGGTTGTTCCAGCATATAGCGAAATTTTTTATTTAGTAATTACTTACCAAAGGATACCATTTTCAAATATCCAAGTGACCAAGTTCGAATATGTCCTCACTAGTAAATGAAGTTGTAGTACCAAGAGATTGTACTCTATAAAGCACTTCACCATCAACCCAAACTGATTGTGAAGCATAAATTATTCTATTACGTGCCATAATGTATAATTCCTCCTATTATTTTTTTAAATAGCACTCAGGTTGGTAAAATTCCTTGCTCGTAGTAGATAAAACGAGGCGTAATAATCTACATACGATCCTTTTCCTGTTATTAATTATAAAACTTGTTAAATTTCAAATTACCACAATCCCAAATCTTATTCCATTTTTGTGCCTTTATAATTTTCAACTCTGTTAAAACTTCTGAATCTTCTTTTGTTTTCCTTAATGAAAACTTATTAATTCTTTTTTTATTATTTTTAAAATACCAATAATTAGGTTTAGTACTTACTACAAAATCAAAACCTAAATCCTTGTACAATGAGCCCATCGACCAGCGCTTGTCAACGTACAAAAATAACTCATCACAAAAGTAATTATTCTCAAAATATTTTAATAATTTAGAAGCAGCTCCTAAAACCATAAAACCTCTAAGAGAGCAAAATATAGATAACTCAAAAACATTTCCTGTAATAGTTTTATTACATTTAGTGAAAATCATCACGGACACCAACATATTTTCATAAAAAAGACCCAAGCTAATTGAATCCTTGGTAAATCCTTGAAGATGATTATCTTCACAAAAAACTTTTGCTGTAATAGAGGATATAGTTCTTACTGTACAATTTTTAGCATAAATTCTATTAACACCCCTCCTAATATTTAGAAGGTTAGTTAATCTATCTTTAACTATGGATGATTTTGATACCCACTCATCCTCAAAAATGGTTATTAATTTATATCCAGCAGTATTACACCTGTTTAATTTATTAATATGATATCCGCTATCTTTGCCATTTAATTCTGAATGCCAATAAAGACCGCAGTATTCAATGGCTAATTTCTTAGATGGTATAACAAAATCTAACTCCAGAGGTTTAATTATACTACGATCATTAGTTTTTAAGTCTAAATCAAAATCGAGTATAAAATTTTCTAATTCTTCCTCAGCAGCTGAGGTACCCCACTTCTTACATTTTGGACATCTGGACCCAGCTCTTTTCCAATTATCCCAAGATACTTTATAAATATGACCATTTGGACAAATTAAAGTTAATTTCTGCTTCTCATTGTGGTATTCGGTATCAACCAATGAATAGCCTTCAGACTCAATACAATGTCTTACAGTTTCAATGGAATATTTATGAGTACCAAAACATTCACTACATCGTACACCAGTATTCCAATTGTTAAAACTCATACTTCCTATATGGCCTTTAGGACACTTATATTTAAACTTAGTCTTACTATTTACATACTCATTAGATAAACACATATAACCTTCAGAAGCCAATACTTCTCTAACATAATCCAAAGTTAGTTTTTTGTTACCAGCACAATGAGGACATTTGACACCTTCTCGCAAATGATCTAAACGTATTTTTGACTTATTACCACAAGTACATATAAATTCAAACTTTTGCCTAGAATTCTTATATTCCTTTGTAAGTAAGGTAAAACCTTTAGCTTCAAACTCTTTTCTAACAGTATCTATTGTCAATTTAGCTGCCATATTAAATCCTTGTATAAGTCTGTATCTCAAAACTTATAGTAGCTCTATATGCATTAAGTTTACTAGCTTGTAAAGCTCCCTGACGACCTTCAAATAATAAACCTGTTTTAATATTCCTAGCCTCCACATTGTGAAACGTCATACCACCGTGTAAAATGCCTAAATCATTCAAACTTGTTCTATTAAATATAGAGGTTAGTTTATTATTATTTTCTTTTCTACCATAAAAAGTACCATCAGCATCCAAAACATCGCCTGTAGAAAAATCAAATACAGGAGCACATTTTAAATAAAGAGCATCATATAAAGTTTCTACTAAGTCACTACGCTCACCGGCACTTGAAGCAAATATATGTAAATTAGCTTTACGTACATTATGTTTACCAGGCCCAAGTTGGTAACCTTGTTTTTTAGTCTCATCTATAGCCACAACTACTATTGGAGCATCAGGAGCATAGCTATTTGGCCACTCATCCAACACACTAACATAATTCCAATAGTAATCTACATAACTAGGAACTACATCCAAAGAATCAAAAGTAATTCTTCCAGATATATAATCTATAGTATAATCTATCCCACTTAATGTAATAAAATTATCATCATAAAGCGTGACACGATTACTTTGTTCAGGTGTTCCATAACAAATAGTACCAAGTGCATCAGTACCTGATACTAATACGTATTGATCATTAGTAGTGTTATCACAATAACCATACATGTCAGTAGCTGGGCAATCAAAAAATAACCAACCACGTCCCCTATCAGATGGTAAAGGAAATAATTCTGAGTCTGGTGTGCACAATTGGCTTTCTATTGTTTGATACACATAAGATCCATCATAGCACATATCACGTACCAATTCCACTGAGGCTTGCTCTTCTTTTTCAACAAAATCTCTTAATGCAAAATCTTTTATATACCTATGTAAACTTAAATCTTCTTTTCTAAGTATTTTCATTATTTGCCCCCGTATTTATGTGCTACACTTTTCAATGAGGTTTTTATTATTGTAGATACCCAATTAGATAAATTATCATCTATAAACTTAAAAGATTTACTAAAAAATTCTTTATGTATAGGAGGTGAATTTGAAAAAGGAAATCTATTTAAAGAATATCCCAAAATACTTTTCTCTTGTAAAATCAAATCTTCACTAATAGGTATTATATAAACAAAGTCACCATTAACTGAATTAACTTTTAAAAGTTTACCATGAACATTACCAAACAATTGATAAACTTCTTCATAACTAGCTTCAGCAAAATCACCAACAATACCATTTAATATCGCTTCCATAAGTTCAATGTCAGAAAAATCAAAATTATCTATAGATGGTATTACCACATCAATTCTATTTAAATCATCACTTTCAGGTATAAATTCAAATTCCATCAAACGTTCTAAAAATATATCTTTTATCATACTAAAATCAACATTAGTTTCTACATCTTCAAGCATATCATCAATTAATAAAAAACCATCCATAATATTATTTCTAATGGCTTTTAAATTATCTACTAATTTAAAATATAATTTTAAACGTATAGTACGTTTAAGATCTCTTTTTATATTAAGTTTAATTGGCACTATTAAACATAATCCTTAAATTTCTCTCTACTACTTTTTTTAAACTTAGAATCAGCTATGGCTTTAATAACCAAAACAGTTTGATTACCCAAACCACGTAAAGTAGGTGGCGAATCTAATATACAAGATATACCATCAATCTCAATGCTGACACTATCTAAAAATAAATCAAGATATTTAGGATCTGTTTTAAGTAAAACTAACGTGGAACTATCCCTACCAGCTTGCGTATGTACAATATCATTAGTATCAGGGTCCCAATTAATTAGACAATTTATATAATACCTTTTAAAAGTAACCAAATAACCTACATTCTTACATATAGGACATCTACCTATTTTAAAGTATTTATATCTTAAATCAGTATTACCAGTAGCTAACTCATAGGCTGCCTGTTTATTATGAGCTTCTAATGGATTCCTCAATTTACATCTACCTGTAGAACTATCAGTAGCCTTATCATAAAAACAATTGGGGCATTCATCTCTTTTTATCTGCTTATAAACTTTAACTTTTCTACCAAGACTACCAACTACATCCCGCATAGCTCTTTTAAAACGTGATTTAGTTTTGTTATATATTCTAGTTTTAGACATTATTATCTCCAAATATTAATCTATAAGAACCCCAGAAATACCAGACATCTTTAATGACTTTACCAACTCATCTAAATCTTTTTTCAAACCATCTAATAAGTCTTTTCTAATACCAAGTCCAGGTTCTGGATCATAAGACGTACGATCATCCCCCACACGGGCACCATCTTCAGTCAGATCTTCAAATAATTCTTTAGTTAATATATCAATAGCGGTTTGTAATATATAAGCTTGGGTAGTAGCCGTAGTTGTAGTTAAGCCCACAGGAGGATACACGTTATCATAAGCTGCTAATATTTCTTTATCTGAATTTCTAAAAGTTCTATACCAAATGTCAATACCTTTAGTTAGTAACTTAGTTTCAGTATCACCACAAAGATTTTCAGCTTCAGCACAGGTATAACAAATATCATCCACAGGTTCTTGAAACCTTAAATATTTATAACCATTTACTACAGGATCAGATAGACTGTTAAAAGCAACCCCGCCCATAGTGATATAAACTGGCCAACCTTTTTCTGCTAATTCAAATGTTTTAAAATCTGGATGTAGTGAGGCTAAAGCCTCTTCGCCAAATTCTCTACGTAAACCTTTAGGATCTCCTATATAAAGTCTAATTCTATCTATTACAGCCTGATCTTCAGCACTTACAGTAACTTCCTCTGGATATATGGGATCATAATATAAATCCCCCTCACTACCTAACATGGGCTCTGACCAAGCGCTGTACGCCCCTGTAGAACTATCATAATACCTATAACTATACCAATCTGTAGCTTCCCCATCAGGATCATAACCCATATAAACAGTTACACCGGTAGTTAAATCTATTGGAAATGGATAACCAACTGTTCCAGAAACAACAGTCCAATCATCTATCACTATTGGCTGACCAACAGGGGTTTCAGGTTGAGTATCTGTTAAAGTATCATAACGTATTACCTGTATCTGATCATAAGCCTGTATTACAGTAGCTATATTAACTACATTAAAAGTTATACCTATCATATCAAAACCTCCTACACAAAATTAGCTACGTATTAGAAACTGGCGACATTACAGGAATAAGAACACCTTCAAAAGAAATGTCACCAACAACCAACGCCACGTTATCTAACCAAAAATCTATACCTGACTGCAAAACAAACTCAATTTCATTAATATAAGTAGGACTACCTTCTAATTCTACAGATTGTCGCACATTAAGCCTTTCTAAAGGAATCAGAATACGTTGCCATTGCTGTAATTTATAAAAATCAACATAAGTACTTAAAGATAAATAAGTACTACTTTTGTTTATAGTTGAATATAAACTAAGTGTTATATCTTTACCAATTTCCCAATTTCTAATATTTAACCAAAAAGATAAAAAATTATAATTATTTATATTTACTTCAACATAATCAGTGCTATGTAGTAAAACACTGCTACTGTCAGATACATTATTAATTAATAACCCAGTATTACCTTCATAAGCTGCAGAAACATCCTCCAAACCTACACCAGTACTTATCCAATCTTCAGAAATACCAGAGGCATTTGTACCAACCCAAATATTATAAGTTGAATCTATTAAATTTATATTTACAGTTGTAGATGTTTCTCCCCATAAATTATAGCCTGATGAAGCAAGTGTTCTTATATCCATTAATTATCACCGCCCATTTTATAAGGTAAATCTGTAGAAGTAGATAAATAATGTGCATAAGCATTACCACTACTAACTGGATTACTCCAATCTAAATCAGAATCCCTTTTAACCAACGTAGTTATATAATCAGTATTACCTAAAGCCACATTTCTACCCAATTGTGAAGCTGAGGCTACAGAATTAGTTCTAACTACGTCAACAACAGAAATATTATGTGGCAAATTATACTTAGCTACATCTACTGGGGATTCCTCATTTATTACTATATCTTCAGAATTAGTAAAAAATCCTGAACAAGTTATGTAACATATATAAGTACCAGCCAATGGTATGCTAATTGCTCTTTTATAAATACCTGATTCAACTGTAGACTCTACCAATGTACCATTTATTGGAGGGGTCAGTGCAAGATCATCTATCATTCTTATATCATAATAAACTGTCTGGCCAGAAATTAATTGCGAAGTGTTTTCATCCATCAAAGTTACTGATATAGGAAATGATTCGTTTATGTTAGACTCTATCATAAGTTGGTCTCCTTATATTATCAAACTTAATACCCTCTAATAATCCATCAGTTACATAATAAAAAAGGGTTCTAAAACTTAAAGCATAGAACCCTATTAATTTTATATATATAATAATAAAACTAATTAATAATAGCAGTAGTGTCTATAGGGTCAGTATTTATAGTAATTCGTTGGGTCTTAATAGTTACAGACGAGGTGTCGTTATTATCTACCACCAAAGTCATACTACCACCATCAGCAACAGTGTCAAAACTTAAATTGATACCATCACCTATATTAAGTATAGCGTACTCTGTAAAAGCAGATGTAGAGTTACCATCGTGTAAGGCATAAATATCACAGGCATATCTACTATTAGAATCATCATAAGCAACTACAAACCACTTGGCACCAAGAGTCCCTGACTGAGTTACAGTATCTATAACCGTATCTGTAGAAGAACCTCCCACAACCGAGACTGCCTCAGTTAAAACTACAGCAGCCAAATTATCGTGTGCTGTATCTACATTAATAATAGACTGATAGTTGCCAGAGGTAGTAATATTGCTAATTTTTTTAAGTACCGTCATTATAAATATACCTACCTATTTTTATTATCTAGTTAGTTCAAGATCTTTTATTCTTCTATCTAGTAACCTACATAAACTATCTTTATCTTGAAGTTGCTTTGCCTCAGCAAATGCGTACTTTAAAAGTTGATAATCCATTATATTTGGCAAAGCCTCACGGGCTTTCCTAACTGATAAATTAGCAATCTCATCAGTAGTCAACTCTTTAAATGCCCTACTTTTAATTTTATCAGCAGCACTCATAGCAGACGCAACTTCAGGCTCTTTTTGATGCTCTTCAGATTGAGCAGTATTCTCTCCAAAATCATAAACTACCTGCCATTGGTCTTTGCCTTTTAATTTTACATTTAAAAGCCAATCTACAAAGGGCTCTCCTTCATCAATACCATGTTTATCACCGTACTGATCATAAAGCTCTGACAGGGGAACTTCCCCACCAGGCCTTATAGACCTTTTCATAGCATACGCCCACTCAACAGATTTATTTTTTACATAACCTTCCATAATTTTCTCCCCTTTTCTATTATAAATTACCTTGTCCTATCAGTATTCAACATGTTTCCTAATCACATCACCCAAACTATGCAATAAATTAGATAAGCGATGTATTATTAAGACAGCCATTAAATGTATTGTGAAAATATTAATATTATATATTAAAACAATAGACAACATAGCAGCCCACACTGAAAAACAATATCCACAATCAAATATTTTGTGGATAAATCTAAATATACCTAACTTACTCTCAAACAAAAATTTACGTAATGGTAAAAATAATTCAGATTTGACAGCAAGCTCTGTCATAGCCTCAGTACAAATAACTGCGGCTATAATTTTTAATATTAAAATATACATAGTATGTGCCTATAATTTAGGAGGTTAGTTTAATGTGTATAAATAAGTTCTGTGGCCGCAATCCCAAATTCTATTATATCCCTGAGCTAATCTAAGCTCTAATTCAGTTTTACCAGTAAGACATTCTTCTGGAGTTTTACGTAGCGACATATTCCTATAACGAACTCCAGATTTGAAATAGTGCGGAGTATATTTAGTAAACTTAAATAACTCAAAACCTAACAATTCATATACTGGCTTAAAAATATTAGCATAACGCATATCACAATAAGATTTTATGTTATCATAATTGTTATCAGATGCGTAATTAATTACATATTTAAAAAGCTTACTAACACCTCCAACAACTGCTGTACCTTTGATAGAACAAAACCTCTTTAATTCTAAAGTTTTTCCTAAATTAGCATTGTTTCTTGTAACACCGCCTACCGACATGGCAGCTACTAATTCATCACAATAGTACAAACCTAACGTATTTTTTGCAGGACAAGCGCCTTGTATATGATTGCCATTAAAAAATGATTTTGCCACCTTAGAAGGTACCTCTTTTAATTCACATTTACGTGCGTAAACCCGTACATTTATCTTACCAATTGCTTGTTTAATACGTGAACATACTAATTCAAACTTGTTATTTAATTCATCTTCAAATATAGTAATTAACCTTATACCTTTTTCCTCACAAGCCATCATTTTATCATAATGATATCTCCTGTGAATACCATTAGCTGTATCAGAGTGCCAATAAAGTCCGCATACTTCTATAGCCAAACTATATTCTGGAAGGAATAAATCCAATTCTTTGGGCCCAATCTGAGATCTATCATTATATAAAACTTCTATTTCTGGAAACTTATTTTCAAAAAGTTCTCTTATTTTTAATTCCGGCTTTGACACATAGTTATTTTGCTGATAACAAATGGCACATCTATTTTCACAATCTTTAAAATTATGAAATGTAGTTTCCCATTCGTGTCCTTCAGGACATTTTAATTTTATCTTTTCTCTATTATTAATATAAACAGTTGATAACAATTCATATCCAAATTTCTCTACATACTTTTTAACATAAGCAATAGAATGTTTATATACCCTACCAGGTAAATAAGGTTTGGCATCTGGATTTTTTTCTCTATAAGCTTCAGCTTTTTTTAAACAACAAAGTTCTTTATTTTCTTTGTAATAACGCTTACCTTTATCAATTAAATACTGTTTATCCCTATTGATATGAATTATCTTATTCTTAGTTTCTATCCTGCATGACTCACACCCAGGTTTTCCACAATAAATTTTTTTAGAATAATGTGTAGTAAATTCTTTACCACAAGAAGGACATACCCTATTATATTCTTTATAATTATATTTCTTTCTATTTCTTTTTCTATCTCTTTTACGATCAGCTATCTTTCTACCCTCTTCTCTACACTTAATACAATATTTTTGTTTAGGACTTGTAGGCGTATACTCTTTGCCACAAAGTTCGCAATTTTTATTTTTATAATTAACCATAGTTATTATTCCACTTATTAACATTTTTTATTAGCTATATTAATTGTAGAACATTCATCCCTATGCCCATATTTATAATGACAATGTTTACAACAAGCTATACCGTTATCTGGATCTAAAGCATAAACTGGTTCTAATTTTTTAGGATTTATATGATGTGCTATAGTAGCTTTTTCACCACAATATTCACATCTATAATCAGCACGGTCTAACACCTCTTTGGACCAGACCCTCAATTCATGCTCAGTAAAGAAATTATTATTTCTATGCTTTCTAGGATTACTTCCTTTTTGGTATTTGTGTTTATTAAATACCGAACAATTGTTTTTACATTCATCAGAACAATAAAAACGAGACTCTCTATCAGAGTTTCCTTTTAAATACTGTGCTCTAGCTTCTACATCAGTTCTTTTTGAAATAAACCACTTACCACAGACTGAGCATCTGACTTCCAATAACTTTTCATTACTTTGTCTAATTTTTTCTATAGGAAACAATTGATCAGCATAAGTAGCAAACAAAGGTATATTTTTAGCAACAACACCACCTTTATAATTTCCCTTAGAAACATAATTTCTTATATGATTTTTATTATATTTTTTAAGGGCTTTAGATATTTTAGTTCTAACTTCAGTAGAATTATTAGAGCACTTAATACTACAAAAATTAGTAGGTATAGATGTTCTCATAAAAAAAGAATTGTTACACACAAAACAAGCAGGTACAAACTTATAATACAAATTTTTTCTTCTAAATACATCCTTTTTGTATACATAAACATACTCAGATAGATCTTCTAACCCATTCACATATTTTATTAACATCTTTTCTCCAAACGTTATAAATTATATTGTTATAATAATAATTACAATCTGGTATTTGTCAAACAAAAATGGGACTATTGGAAATAACGTATCCAAATAGTCCCATCTTTTATATATTAAACTATGTAATTATTAAAGAGATCTGTCAATGATACCCATACCGAGCATTCGGCTATCTAAACAAGCAAATCCAAGCTCTGCCCATCCAAAAAAGCCTTGTTTCTGACGACGTAGCAGGGTAGGATCATCATGGGCCTCATACTCTTTACGAACAGGCATAACCAAAGAGTCATTGCCTGTAAGATCGAAGCCAAGTACCTGAGTTTCACCTAAAGTAGTAATAGTACCATCAGCTGCGGTAACATTAGGATTATCAATGGTATAACCATTGTAAGCACCAGTACCATCAGCTTTAAATTTACCATAATCTGCAGCATTACCATTAATATTATACAGACCGGTGGCACCAAGATGCTGTACTTCATGAAGAGTAACATTCCAAAGACTACCCATTCCACCAGCCTGGAAAATTTCCCTACGGGTTACTGGGTCAATGTCAGTGTCAGTCCATTCTCTAATGTCGGCTGCATCTTCAGGAGATACATACAGATCAGTAAGAGTTCTACCGATACGTTTAAAACCAACAATCATCTTATTAATCAGCTCTTTTGACAGATAACCTGCACCTTGAGCCGACGGGCTAATTTCATAAATCGGAGCCGGTCTAGAACCTAAAAGACCTTTACCAGAAAATGCAGAGGTAGCAGCAGGCATAATTACACGCCAACCACACTCTTCCTCATAATTTGCCAGTTCCATAGCAGCCTTTGCAGCTGCTCTCTGAGCAATATCAATTCTGGAATCACGAGCATATGTAATTTTCCAATCAGCAGCAGTAGAAATGCTGAAAGTAGGTACATATACCTCTTCTCCGATACCTTCTACAAAGTTCTGAGCTACATACGACAGCCCAGGCAAAACCCATACAGGGCAAAAACTGTTACTTATAATGACCTCAGCATTACCTGTTAGGCGGAACCGGTACTCCTTTAAGTGGTCTGGTTACCACTGACCAGTTCTCTCACAGTTTCCTGTGAGTTCAGACTATATCTTCACAATAAGTGCTTAACATGTAGTCGTTGGGGAATCTATTAAAAATTTGTATTTAATTCTTTAATTTCATTATATATACTAATTATATTTTTAGTGTTAAATCTACATTTTTGTTTTTCAAATATAAAATTTTTAAGTAATACAGCTTGCTTCTGCTTAGCAATTAGTTTTTCATCTAACTTATCAAGTAAAATAAGTAAGTCATTAAAATTAGTAACTGTTATATTATACATAACCTTATAAAGATTTCTTCCTAATTTTTTACTTACTTTACTTTTAACTTCTTCTTTAAAAAAATTTACATTTAACTTATTATATATTTCTATAATATTATTATAAACAGCCGTAGACTCTGTAGTAAATTTTAAAACTGGTAGATATTTATCATAACTATATGTCTTATAAGTACCATTATTTCTTCTATATTTACATTTTCTATTTGTTTTAGTTATAAAAATACTACCATCACCATCCAACATACCAGCCAACCAACTATATGAATAATTTCTATTTTTAAAATCAACATTGTAATTTAAATTTAAATTTTTTAAATTATCACATATAGCTTTTTCCTCAATAGTATAAACTCCAAATTTTCCATCAACATACGATGCCAACCTACTAACACAAAAATCTTCAAGTAAATTTAATTGTTCTTGTCTACCTACTACTAATGATTTAAATTTATTACAAAAATCTATACATTTACTCAACCTTTGTATTATTAAATATTTAGCATCTCTACCTACTGTAGCCTTATTTATAGAAACATAATGATTAATACCCAAATATTTTAAATATTCGGAACAAACGTCTGTTAAAATATGTCTAGTATTAATAAACTTTATTCTTGGAGACATGGAAAATTTACCTTTATAAGTATTACTTACAATATATATTCCAAAATCACTATCGATAAGTCCTGCTATATAATTAGCACTAATTTTTAAAGTTTCCTGCTGATTGTCCATATAATATCTCCTTTATTTTCACGTTATAAGTAAAAGTAGTTTTAGGATATTCCAGCATATAGTTAAGTTACGAGACCTCTATTTAAATAGTTTTGATCTCAAAGTCTTCAGCAACCGGGTACATCGCCTGTGCCCCAGGTCCAAGATTTTCAACAGCAAAAAGCTGTCTCATAATGGACTCAAGTTCTAGTTTTTTCAAAATAGGAGTAGTTAGTGCAGCAGCAAATGCTCTGTAGGCCTGAAGGCCTTCAGGAGTATTAATATTAGCAGTAGCTCTAAAAAGCTCCATCATTTCTTGTCTATTCATCGTTATTTCCTCCTAAAATTTATATAAATATGGATGTTATTATTTAACATTAATCCATGTTAACTTTAATTATACCAAAAGTTTTACTCTAATTGGGTACAGAGTAGTGTTATCAATATTAGCCTGGCATTTAGCTACGCTAGCGCCTTTAAGTACTCTAGCTACGACAGTAGAAGAGCAACGTGCTCCGGTATCAGCATCAGTAGAACCATCAGATGAATCTGTACTATTGGTCAAACGTGCCTCATCAGCAGCTGTATATAAAGCTGCACCAGGCGTCATTTTAGTACTTACAGTTCCAGAAACAGCCGTACAAGTATAATGTACAGTATCATAAATACCAAGGTGAGCAACACCTACAGGTACAGATTTGTGACCTACAATGGCACCAGAAGTATTATACAACGGCTGTGCAATAGCATCACTTGAACCCAAATCTCCAGGCATTACAAATCCAGTAGGATGTACGCTGTGGTAACCTACTTTTACTTTCTGCAAAGAAAGCCCAAAAGGTGTTTCAGAAACACCATGAGCCATTTTCTTAACCATGGCCTCTTCATCAGAAGCGTTAGGGTCTAAATATACAACTGAACCAGCATAAGCAACAACACCACCAATACCAGTACTTCCAAATGTATTATCTGATGCATAGCTGCAAAACTGGTCTTCTACAACTGGATGTCTAGGAATAAACATAATTTATATCTTCCTCCTTATTTCGTATTATTCATCAGAACTGGTTGTAAAAGCAGCAGCCATGGCTTTACCCAAATCAGCATATTTGCTTGCAACATCTTCTGAAGGTATAGTTTCAAAATTCATAGCGGATGCAATTGCATGGCCCGGAGAGATTTCAGCTGGAGGTGTAACACCTTCTTCAACCTCAACCTCTGCTTCAGGTTCTACAGCAGACGCTTCTTCTTTATTATCTTCTACAACAGTTTCAGTAGTTTCAACTACTGCCTGAGATTCTGCAAGTTCTTTAGCAACTGCAGCACGGAGTTCTACACGATCTGCTTTGTAAGCAGCGAACTCTTCATCAGACATTTCTTTGACTTTTGCAAACTGTGTATCTACGTCAGTGGAAACTTTAACTTTAGCTTCCTCAAGCTCAGCCATTCTGGCTTCAGCTACTTTATCTTTCTGCATACTATCAATTTCTTCGTTAACCTTGGCAAGTTCAGCCTCAAGATCTTCTGATTTCTTTTGAGCCGCCTCAAGCTCTGTAGAAAGGTCAGAAAGCTTTGTGTCTTTAGATGCCAATTCCTCTTCATAAGATACTTTAGCATCGTCAAACTGGGACTGAAGATCTTCTAAATTAGTAGTCAAATTTTCAATAGCAGTAGCAGACTCAGTAAGTGCCTCCTGCATAGCTTGTTTTTGAGAAGCTTCTTCTTTTCTAGAAAAAACCTGCTCTACAATATTAAGAATATCTTTTTCAAGATTAAGTTCAACATTTCCAATATCTTTACTCATAATTGTATTTCCTCCTATTAAAGTGTATGTGATCTTTCGATATGTTTGGCTACCAACCTGATTTTTTAATCAAAACACCTTTACCAATTCAATCACATAGTGTTTAAAAAAATTAATTATTAGGGATAACTTTGTGCTGGAGCACCAGTTCCCTGTGTGTTTAATGTGGTGATATCAATTTCCTGGCCCAGCATAAACTGAACATTAAAATCTACATCAGCACTTACAGCTGAACCAACAACTAATTTGATAGTGTTAGCAGCTGTATCAACGTCTAAATAATAGTCACCCGAAATATCTGAAGTAGGGGTGGCTACGACATTAGCATAAGAAGCCAGATCCATATCATAAAAACTAACGCCTGATGTGACAGTGGTTTCAGTTGTACCAGAAACTACTGTAGCAGTACTGCACCACATAAATGGGATATTGTGATTGTTACCCATATTTTTGAAAAGGGCAGCACTCTTATCTGACGCAGAAACTTTTAACTGTTTTGGAGTGCTTCTCAAAGAGCCTGTCTGAGCTTGTCCTAATTGTGCCATATAATTTCCTCCTTATAAAGTTTAAATCCTCATAGACGCACGGTCTATAGCATTACGTAAACGTTTCAAATCACTATTACATTTAGCAACTTCCTGTTTACTAACTATAAGAGAATCAACATGTTTAGATGCTGTCTCTTTTATAAAGGAGAAAAATTCAGTCTGGTCAGGACTTTCTTCCCCTCCAATACTTTTATCATCTAAATGATCTGTAACATCATAATCCTCTGTATTTTTAGAATATTCTATACTTTTAGAGGTTACATTAATAACCTCATCTTCAACACTTTCTTTTTCAGTCATATCTATTACAATATCAAAATCTTTTTCACTAGCCACTTCTACAATTACAGAATCTGGATTGGCAGGACTCTCTACAATACCTACCCCAGAAAAACAAATACCTCTTAAAACCCTAGCGAGGGTCCCAGAGGCAATCTCTTTACCGTCTTTCATAACTTTTGCTGATCTACCATAAGAAGCTTCATCATTGATATTTATTCCACAAGCGGCGGCAGCTTGTTTTGGTATGATAGTATCACCCACTTTGATATCAAAATCTTTATAGTAACATTCCATGCTTACCTTATATTTATCAGAAGCTACATCCTCATAAAAATCTTTAAATCTATCTCTATACATAATACATCCTATATGGATATGCATATCTTTTTTATCTAAACAGGCAACTTCATTAGAGGCCAATTCTTGTAAATCCAAAGGTTTATGATCTTTATCAACAAAGGCTGATGAATAAATATGACCTATGATCTCATCTTCTATATGTTCAACATCTATTGCTTTATTATTAACAGTATCAGCAGCTGCCAATAATTCAGAACCTAAGAAATGTGCAGAATTTAGATTAGTACCAGTAGAAACTAGTACCGCTGAAAAATAACCAAGATCCATTTGTTTTTCAGAATTTAAAGGCAAGTCAATGACTGCTGCTACTTCTTTTTTAAGTTCTGGTGTTTCTTGTTCTATTTTTACAGTACTTGCTGTTAAATAGAATTTATGTTTATTATCTTCCATTATGCCTCCAAAGACTTTCCTATTTTTTTACATTTAAATCCCTTGTGATGGTTTCTTCTTCCATAAGCCACCATACGTAACCCACCATCATTTAGATTATAATCTCTGCTAAAAGCACTTAAATTTTTTATTATTTTAATTCTACCATCTGGAAATGTAATTTCCCAGTACTCACTCTTAGATTCAGCTACCGCTTTTACATGATCTTTAGATTTTTTCTTACCTTTACGCATCTTTGATAATTTAACTTTCGTCTCTTCGCTTACCAAAATACCCTTTCTAGAATTTGATATTTTCAACATAGCTTCTTTAGTATGCTTTCTACCAACCGAACCCTCACCACCTAAAGTCATGTTATAACCATTTTTAAAAGAATCGTATTGTTTAATGTAATGGAACTCCATGTCATCAAGTTCTTTTTTTGAATCGCAATTTTCAATTACTTCCCATTTAAAACTATCTTTTCCGTACTTCTTCAATGCTCTATGAAAATACATGGTTGGTTTTTCTTCATTAGATTTAGAAAAATGTTTAAGTTTTCTTTTATGAAAATCACAAACTGTTTGTCCAATATATACTTTGCCATTAACTTTATTAGTTGCTTTATAAATTACACCATCTATTTTATAATCATTTTCTAATTGTTTATAGTACTTTGGCCTATTCCTACTATCTTCTACCGAACATGTTGGACATCTATGACCATTTCTCCAAGATTTCCAAATCATACTATTATTATGACCTCTTGGACAAATATATTTTAATTTAGTTTTACTATTTTTATATTCAGTAGATATTAATTTATATCCACAATCAGCAAAAGACTTATTAATAGTATGTATAGATGGTCTCAAAAATTTTGGGTCATTATGTGCTTTTTTACCTTGTTGCCAAGATTGCCAAGTGGTTTCAAATTCTTCACCTTCTGGTGATAAATATTTAAGAGGTTGTCTATTTCCTTTATAATCTAAACTCAATAAAATGCAACCTTCTTTTTCAAACTGCTCTTTTACAAAACCATATGTTAATCTTTTAGACATCTAATCTTTCCTTTAAAACAGTTTCAACAAAATTAATATAATCTTCCCCACTTAAAACTTCCTTGGCTCCTGCCAAAAAAGCATCACACTCTTCAGAGGACATATGTTTTACGTCTTCCCAAGAAGCCGCTTTTTTATTTGTTTTAGTAGGTTTTGTACCAGGCTGATTAGCTGGATCTGTGTTTGTAGTTTTCTGCTTAGTTTGGCCTTTTGGCCTGCCGTTAGATGGGGTCCCTGTAGGTGCATTTTGTGTATCTTGAACTCCTGATGGATTAGCAGCCTTTTGAAACGGAGATCCAATTATACCGAAGGTACCATCCTCTACAAGAGACAGTTCTTCTTGCATATTACGTAATTCATTGGCATAATCAAAGCCTAATGCCTCCAAAGCTGTCCTATAACTAAGCATACGACGATCCACCAACTGAGCTAGCGTATTCATATAAAGAATTGTATCTTTAAGAACACCCTCATCCCATCTCACCTTGGGGAAACGGTCAAACCCCATTGCTTCTGCTATTTGTCTGTATTCTCTGTATATCCAATTTTCAACTTGTCTACGAGCATAATTTACCTCTTCCATTATGCCCTTAGTCAAAAGTCCAACTTCGGCGGTATTTATATCCCCACTGCCGTCAATAATTGCTCTAGTAACAGCAAGACCTGCTGTCATATCATCATTAACTTGGCCGTATTTTTCTTTACCTAAAATAGACTCGATCTCTGGAGAAACTATCTTTTGAATATCCATAGTATGGTTCCATACTACGTCAAATCCCTTACTTGGGGTATTGAACAACTGAGAAACAGTCTCTAGCTCAGCTTGAGACGTAACTGGGTACTCATCATTACCAACCGTAATCTTTAATATATAATTAGAAATACCATCCAAAGTACTTATATCAGCATCCTTCAATTTCTGCTGATAATTTATTGTTTCAAATAAACGAGTACTTCTTGGCTTAGCATACCTCTCATAAGGCTGTTTTCTATAAGTTACAGATCCAACTAAACGAGAATCTAGTTGAAATTCTCCACCTGACTCTGCGGCCTTCTTCATCTCGTTAGGTAAAGCTTTTATTAAAGCTCTTTCGTCCTCTGTCAATTCAGAAGTATTCTTCTTAAGAAGCTCGCCTAATTCTGGAGGAGGAGTTAGTTTTACAGAAATAGTATCAAATAGTAAATTACCTTCTATATTAACTGTTTGAGGATTGAGGACTGTATAAGATACAGGTAGATGCCCTTTAGACCAAATACTCTTTTTAGCAGCTCTTTCATAGGCTAACAATTCTACACCAGATATTCCGGCAGCTTTAGCTTTATTAACAAGACTACTATATTCTTTTTCTACGTCTTCTTGATACGAAGCATGTAGTTTATTTATACGTTCTAATTCACCTTTTGATGTTTTTGTTTTGATACTTGTTCCAGGAGCTGGAGATAATGTAGATACTCTAGGTTCATATTTAGCCAAAACTTTGTAAGTAGTAACATGACCAATTTTAAAAAAATCTAAAAATATCCATTCAAGCACCTGATCAAAATTAACATCAAACGCCCATACGTCAAAAAATTGCTTTATATTTTCATCATCAATGTCATTCTCAAAACCCTTCATAGCCAAAGATGCTAATACATTGGTAACAGATCCAAGTAGAGGGTTAGTATAATATAACCTATCAGCTTCCTTAAATAAATCTAAAGAATCAGTTTCATAAGGTGATTTAGATAGACCTAAATCCAAGTCTCCTCTAGAAATAGCATCCCTATTAATTGTAGCCGCACTACTCTTATAGATATGAGGATTAATCGCTGCGCCAGGTTTATCTAAAAAAGCTAAATTTTGTTTAGTAGGTGTTAGATAAAGTGTAGACGTACCTCTATCTTCATTAATCTCAATAGAATTAATACCAGCATTGGGATACTTGGTTTTAAGATCAGCAGTAAGTTTATTTATGTCAATTTGATCAGTTGTCATTAATATCCTTTATTAAGTTAATACAGTACCACTAGTACCACTAACTGTAGTAGGATCAGTAGTAACAAGTTTGTATTTGTTAGTATCTTTGCGACCAATTAAATCATCAATAGTATAACTTACAGCAGCCCTACGTTTTGTGTAATCAACACCACTAGCTACTGGAGTTTTCCACCAAGGTTCATTCATGAAATCTGAATAATTTTCATTATTTTGATACGCTGACATAGTTATACGTTCTCCTTGAGTTTTTAATATAAGATAGGGGTAAACGAATTGTCAGCAGTAACTTAATTTCAACCACAACTCTTTAAACCCCATACCAACAATATTACTTATATAATAAGGGAGGTTAGTTTATTATTTCTTTTTAATTCTCTTTTTTAATATAGCAGACCCTAAAATATTATTAGTACTATTAAAATCAGTAACTAATGAATTAGATGTTTGTACAGCTGCTGAAAAAGGATTAAAATTTGCACCACTACCATTACGTAATCTAACCATTCCAGACCCATGATGTAGTATAGGTTTGTCATCTTCTTCTAACTCTTTTTCAAATGTACGGGCACCATGTGCTGCCAAAATTAATGCTGAATATAAATCTTTATGCATGGTTTTTGATGGAGTATCAAAATGCAATATACCAGTGGTTGTTTGTGTAACTACTATACTTAATAATTGTGATTTAAGTGTATGTATACAATCATAAGCTTTGGATACTACATCTGAAGCGCCAACAGGTAATTCTGGAAAAAGTAAATGCTTAGATTCAAATAATGACTTAGTCGTAAAATTAGCATCTGAAATCCAAGCAGGATTAAAATTTACCATTTCTAAAATATGACGACCGTCTTTAAAATCATTATCTGGATTAGATCTATCAAGAATTAGTTCTTTATTATCATAACCATCCTCCAATAAATCCATTATAGCTTTACCTCCGCCACCTTTATCCATGTAAATACGAATTATATTATACTGTTCGCACAAAGACTGTACAGCTTTTGTTAGTGCTTGTGTTGTTTGTTTCTTTAATTCAATTACATTAACTATCTTATGCTCACTTCCAAGTTCTAAAATTATAACACCACAACTATCAGCCCCACCTTGATTAGGATCTACACCCATTATAAAATTACCAGAACCACCCGTAAGATTTAAACCAAAACCAGATCCTAAAGTACAATCTTCTAATAAAGATGCTTTAAAAAAACCTTCTGAGTCATCTACCATGGCACCTTCGTATTCCATCCTAAACTCGCTATTAGACATAATACGTTTAGCTTCATTAATATTATTCATATCAAGGAAGCCTTCTGGTAAATCCCAATAAGGAATTTGCCATACTGAATAATCACAATATTCTCCTTTAGCCTCAGCATCCGCCATCATTTTCCAATGATCACGCATACGACGCCACATGTGATTAAACTTATAATAACCAGAAGAAGTCATTACCATCTTATTTACTTTTTCTTCTGCAAAATCTGCTTCTGTAGCCAGGCCTGCTTCAATCAATCTTTTTTGTTCTTCTATACGCCTAACTTTTTCCATAGGGGCTAGAGATGTAGCGCCCATAGGACGAAGCACCATATCCAAAATCTGATCTGGTACTTGAGCTAACTCATCTACTAAAATAACATAAAAACGAGATCCACGAATTTTACTATTATGACTAAAAAACCCATTTGCACAATACTCATTTCCATCTGGAACATGTATGTCATAAGTTACTGCTTCACCACTACCTATAGATGTAATTTCATCATAAAATATGTCTTGGTTATTTAATTCTATAATTAAATTTAATCTTTCATCATCAACATCACCATATGATTTTAAAAAACAATCTACAAGATGTGGCGTAATACATTCTCTTTTCTTAATAGCTGAAGTTCTACAATATCTCGATTCTTTAGTACCATTGCCTTTCTTTATTCTGTTATTAGTACTAATATCAATCATAATATCTTTTATTCCAGGAATATCTTCGTATGAAAACAATTTAGTTTTTGCTTCTATAGCGGCTTTCAAAATTGAATTTTTACGTTTTAAACCAAATCCTATCTCTTCATAAAATATTTTTGTATCTGGTCCTGTAATAAGAAGTTCATAAATTGTATTCCAATTTTCATCCCGTTCGCGTTCTGTCTTTGTGGCTACAATACCATAATGTAAAAGTATGTAATGTAATTGGTTTACTAATTCTTCAGAAGTATTTGTAAAACCAACAGTTATAGCAGTACCACCCTTAGAAGTATTAACTTGTACGTGACCATCACTATCAAAAAGCCCTTTAATGCACTCCGACATCAATTCTCTAGAAGCGGATAGTATTTTTTTAGGAAGTTTTTTATCTTTAGTATATGTTAGTTCTATATCCCAAAAATCTAACCAATTACTTACAGAATTTTTACCCTGAACGTCATAATGTACATTATCAGATGGAGCTTGTGAAAACACTAAACCAGTGCCTATGTTTAATTTGTGTATAAGCTCTTCGTCTTCAGTAGTATATCTCAATCTATACTTATTAGTATAATTACCATCACCAAGCATCAACCCCAAAGCATAGGCCTGTTCTTTAGTTACATCAGAATTTCCTTTATGCCATCTATAAGTTCTATCTATAAGTATTCTATCACCAATCACCATTTCATCAAAACGGCACCATATAATTTTACCATTACGTACTATTTTAAATTTATGATTTGGCGTACCCTCACTCTTAAAACCTTTTTTAGTTTTTATTTTAATCGTTTCTTTTCTACCATTACATAAAGACCTATCTGATTCTCTAAACTTACCATTACCCCATAAAACATCTTTTCTATCTATATAATGGTTTTCTTCTACCTGTTTTTTATGAGCGTCGGCTATCTTTCCAAAACCATCTTTATAGGTTAAGTGCCCGAATTTATTAGATAAACAGCCATCTCCTAATGGAAGCGCTTCGATATATGAAGGAGTTTTTCCACCAACAGATTTGAATTTAAGGAAACACGTATCTGAACCACGGGTAGGGCGTTTGACGCAAGCTTCGCGAAGGATAGCTGACTGGTCGTATAACTTTTCAACTTCATGGAAGATCATTTTAGACTGTCTAAATACAGGTCCAATTAGACCAATTCTATTACCTGGATACAACAAAGCACTTAAGGCAGCCAGTAACCCAAGCGCGAAGGTATTATGGTTAATAAAACCATTAGAAAAATAATTAGGTTCTATATCTTTTTCCATATCCATTTCAAAATCATAGCAATCTCCTTGCCAATCTTCAACTAAAACTACCGTATCAAAGTAGTAATTATATTTTAATATTTCTTTTAATAAAGAAGCTTTGATATTATCTATACTATAACCAATGGTCTCCACTTTGTTTAAATTTTCTATAAATTCACATAAAACACTGTAGGTTACTTCTTTAATATTTGTTTTTTTAAAAGGTAATAACTTACTAATAGGGTCATTGTATTTTTTACTGTTATCTTTTAAAAATGATTGTCTTATATCCCAACATATATCTTTTACATAAGGGATAGTGTCTTTATTAACATTCAATTTTTTAATTTCAAAATAATTATCAAGTACTTTTTGTTTACGTTCTAAATTAAAACCTATCAGTTCTTTAAACTTATATGCATCTTCTGAAAACATATCAAGTATATATGCTTTTCCAAATTTAGATTTAGTTTTCTTTTTTCTCAACCTTGCCACTATACCAAAATTTAACAACATAAGTTGAATTTCTTGTAATAATTTTTTTGAAACAGAACAACAAGAAACACCCCCATTAGTACTATTAGCTGTACCATCAGCATCAAAATAACCCTGTAAAAATGCAATCTGAGATTCTCTTGTAGAAGTACGAACAGAATAAGGTACTGATTTATCGTAAGATAGTACCTCATCTATATTATATTTATTGAAAAATGACTTAAATGATTTAAAATAAATTTTAGAAGTATTTTTAGTCCTAACATCATCATCTTTTCTATATTCTACATCATTTTCAATACAATAATTAATACAAAAATATTTTACTTTATCATCCTCTGAAGTTATATTAGGTAAGGTGCCTTTACTACCTATACAACCATCACCTATAAATAAACCAATAAGATATGCATCATCCACTGGAATTGGATTGTTACCAAAAACATTCTGTCCTCTCTGAATGCATACCCTATCACCTGGCAATATAGTATCTAAATTTTTATAATCAAATTTACAGTCTTCAGTAATAACTAATAACGGATGATGATTACTACCCATATTTTCAAAACCATTTTGAGTTATTACTTTCTTACCAATCACTCTTTTTTCAAGACATAACTTTTTAGTATTACGGAACCCTTCAGAAGTATAAACATTATCATCCCAATCAATAACCTCATCATCACCGTCTCTTAAATATGATGGAATTGGTGGTAATTCTTCATATAAATAAACTAAACCTTTATCTTTATAAAGAACTTTACTAACTACGCTCTGACTTTTACCGTAGCCACGGCCACAAGCAGCTATAACATAATTTTTGAACCACATATCTCTAAAAACCAAGCGCTGGATTGGAGCTAAATCAACCCCCAACAATTCATAAGCAGCAATACAAGGATGCTCACGATAAAAAGCAATTAGCTCCTTACCATTTTCAAATAACTCCTCCATATTTTGATTTTTTCTAGCCATATATTATCCCTTTTTATCAGATTCTTTTTCAGCATCGTATCTATTTCCAGTATAATCTGATCTTTTTTCACGCATTTCTTTTTCTTCTTCACGTAGTTTTTCCAAACGCTCCAATTGTTTACGTTTGACATCCTGATCATACGCTACAGCTAAGTCTACTATAGAAAAACCTTTCAACTCATTAGGATCTATTCTATCTCTACGTCTTGTAGATAAACTTTCTTTTAATTTTTCATTACGTTTATCTATTTTTTCTAATGTGGCAGCAACATCTATTTGCCTATCTACATCTGACCTACTTTCCTGTAATAAACGATATGATAATATTTTATTCATAGCTAAATTCATAATATCATCCATATCACTAGAAATCAATTCATCTTCGTCAAAATCAGCTAAATACGCATCCACATAATCATCATACATCTTCCCTTCTTCTTCAGAAAAGATGTTATTTTTAGGCAAAAGATCACGTATTAACTTTTTTATTTTGGGTTTTTTGGTTCTAGAAGCCATTTAATTTCTCACTTTCAATATACTCCTTATACATAAGAAGTATTTCAGGTGTTAAAGAGTGACTAAATATATCCTCTATATTAATACCATATGAAATTTCTATTTTTAATTTATTATACAAAGTTCTCTGGGTCAATATATCAACACACTCATCCAATTCATCAGAAACTTCATATAACCAGCTACAAAGACTATCATCTGACATCCTGCAGTAATTGTTGGCTATCTCATCTGATAAGGGATGTTTTTTTCTAAAATAATTCTTTAAGGATTTTGAAATTTTATTCTTAGTAGCTTCTTTGTGCCTTTGGCCACGCTTAGCTTCGCTAATAGCTCGTTTACTAGCTTCACTTAATTTATAACCTATAGGACGTCCCTTTTTACCTTTAACCATGTATTTAGATACTGTCACCGCAAACCTCCGATACTGTAGAGAATTTATTACACGAGCGACAAATTACACCTACTGTAGCTTTTGTGCCACTAATATAAGCACCACAATTATCACATAATAATGCAACATTCCTACTAACAGATTTTGGGGGCTTTCTAAATGTAAAAGGTAGATTCTTATTATCATCTGCAAATTTACTTTCTTTATGAATTCTTTCATTATGTTTTTTTATACCACACTCAGGTTCCCACCTCCTAGGAGTAGCGCCTGGCCTTAATTCACCAACACCCAAACTTCCAAAATGCCTATCCGTATCTGCCATATTACATTCCTCCTTATTTATTAAAAAGTTCAGAAATAGACTCAGTGATGCCCTCTATTTCTTTAACAAGTAATTCCCTAGCTTCCTTCAACCCTGCCTCGTAATCCTCTTTAATTTGTGCTGGTATCATAGATAACAATTCAAACTTATTTCCGTATTCCATATGTTCTAAGGCATATTTTTCATACATCTCCAAATTAAGTTTGTATTTTAACCCCATTAGCTCAAAAGTAGAAGATAAAAGAGCATTGATTAGACGCTCTTTTTTACTTACAGAAAGATCTTTATTACTATAAACACTAAATACCAGAGAGAATAAGCCACAATTACCTTTAAAAACATCTATTGTATCTTTTACAATGTGTCCAACATCATCAATTAAATAATCATCTAAATATTTAGTACTACTATTAGTCATACACAATACCTCTTATGCATTATAGCTTGATACCAAGCATAGTGCCATTTACGATCCTTATTAGCAGCCTAATTACAGCTCCTACATACGGTTATTAAATTAGATGGATGACAGTTCTTTTTATTATAATCAATGTGATGTATTGTTAAGTCAGTTGAATTTTTTGAATTGCAGTATGGATTCAAACACTTATTACCATCACGTTCTCTAATATCGGTTTTGAACTCTACGTCTTTCCAAATTTCACAATAAGGTTCGAAGGGTTTACCGCCTTTCCAAGATGGATTACCATTGCCAAATAAACTCAATCTGTGGCATATAGGGCACCTAACACCGTTTTGCCAATTTGCCCAAGTAGTAATACACTCATGATTATTAGCGCATATATATTTCAATTTTTGCCTACTATTATAATACTTAGTACTTAAAAGCTTATAGCCTTCTTTTTCAAATTGCTGTCTTATAAACTCTATATCTGGTTTAACAGTACCTGCACAGACATCACATCTATGCCCATTTCTCCAATCACATAAACTTATAGAATGTTTATGACCATTAGGACATATATAATCTAATTTGGTATGATTATTTTTATATTTCTTACTTAGTAAAACATAACCTTCTTTTTCAAATTCCAACCTAACACCATCTATAGTAACCTGCCTACATTTTGGACATCTTTTACCTTGTTTC